CAGTCATGATTACAAACTTCCACCCCTTATCTTTACAGTATTCTTCTGCGGCATTCCACTTAGAGCTATTCGTGCCCCAAGTCTTAACTTCATTCAAATACCGCTTGGTTGGCTTATTTTTCTTAGTATTCTGAACAGTCGGAGGCACCGTCTCTTTGTATGGCTTTATCTCTATCAGTAGCTTTTCTTTCTTACCCATCTTATTAGTCATTTCAACATAGAAGTCTGGAAAATATCGATGCATCTTACCGTCAACGCATGATCTATACGGCACAATTATCTCTTCCGACGACCACTTTGTGACTCCGGGGTGAGCATCGATATATCGGCAGAAATGAAACTCCCAGCTCGAACGATATACGATATTAGTGTAGTCACCCTTATATTTGTGAGGGTTCTTGGGATTAAATTTGCCTTGGTGATACTTTGCCACAATTACTCCAAATCATATAAATAGCTATAACCAATCAATATTTATATATAAAGGTCAAAGAAGATGTCAAAGGGTTTACTTAAAACGAGTCCACAACAAGCTATGGCACAACGTAAAGTTGAGCAAAAGGGTCCGACTGGTATCATGAAGTTTCCTGCCAATCTTGGAGCGCATGGCACTCTTATGCGATTCTTCGAGTATAACTATGGTGGCGACAAAGGTAGTCAATCAACACCACTCGCTGAAATACTTCTTCCTTTACCAAAGCAGATTCAAGACAACTATAAGATTAATGTTGGCTCTAACGAATTAGGTATTCTAGGCACAACAGCCGCACAGTTAGCAGGCGACCCAAACGCTGTTGGATCTATTGGCAAAAGTCTAGGTGGAGCTGCTGTAAATGGTGCGAAAGGACTTGCATCTGCCGCTTCCGGTGCCTTTAATGGAGACACCTCTCAATTGAGCGAAGCAATGAGCACCGCAACAGATGCAGCACTATTCCTCACAAGCGCAGGTCTAGGCTCAGTAGCGCCCGATATTTCTAACGGTATTGGTGTAGGTCGTGGCACAGCAATAAACCCATTCGCTACTCTAGTGTTTAGTGGTGTTGATCTTAAGGTACATTCACTTGAGTGGCTATTATCGCCAGAGAGTGAGAAAGAATCTCGTGAATTAAAGAAGATTATTCGTACACTTCAGCGTATGGTATTACCTAAGACTGGTAGCCCTCTTGGTGACACTATAACAGGAGCTACTGTGCTTGATAGGGGTATATTGAGATATCCAGCTATGGTTGATACATATTTTCAGGGCATTGACGAGTCATATTACTTTAGATTTAAGACATCGATGATCTCTTCATTAAGTATTGATTACACGCCTAACGGCATAGCGATCAACAAGGGCGGTAAGCCAAGCGCCATTCGTATTACAATGTCATTAAATGAAGCCTATATTCATACAGCAGAAGATAATTCGGAAGCAGATTTATTAGAAGAAGTACGTGCAGAGAAGATTGCTGACGCGGCAGCTGATGGAGAGACTCCAGTATTTGATCCATCTCAAATATTAACTCCTGATGGTAAAGCGCCATTAGTTAGTAATGCCGCATCGTCCGATGAAGTTACTATGAGTAAAGTACTAACATCTGGCGAAGTAGAGACTAAGGTAATGTCGAAAGCAGATTTGGCAGCAGAAGGATTCACAGAAGCTCAAATAGCGGGCACAACACCAACAGGTATTAGTGGCGTATCATTCACGCCAGGAGCATAATATGTATTTCTCAGCATTTCCGACAACAGACTTTAATGGAACAACACTATTAGACATCACCCGAAAGGCTAAATTAAGTAGTGTTGTTGAGTTTGATGCGTTATCATATATGGACTACAGAGTAGAAGAGGGCGAGAAGCCTGAGGATGTAGCATTTTATTACTATGATGATCCCACATATGCTTGGTTAGTACTACTAGCTAATGATATTGTTGATCCATATACACAATGGCCTAAGACTATATTCGCATTCGAAGAGTATTTAAAGGTTCAATATGCTGATAAGTCTGGTACGACAGGAGATGCTGTAATAGAATGGTGTAGAAATGCTACTATCGGTGCTAATATTCTATATTATCAGAGTCATATTGATCCTGATATCACTCTTAATAGAGCAAGCTATCTTAATGCTAGTAATGAGGCTCGGGTTGAGTTCTATCCAGTAAGAGTATATGAATATGAGTTTAAATTAAATGAGCAGAATAGAGAGATAGTTTTAATTAACAAATCACTTGCTCCTTATATCAAAGATAAGCTTGAGGCCACATTAAATGACGAGTAAGTTAGCATCAGCAGGGTTTTATACACTCGACAGCGCCACTATTCGTCCACTATTTCCTGATTCTAATAGATCAAGACGATCTAACGAGCCAGATAATATCGATGTAACGAAGACAGTAATAGGTCTTGCTATGAGCGAGAGTGTGGATAGTCCTTTCGTCTCAGGTCATATCATACTAAGCGAGAGTAATAATCTATTAGAAGACGTACCACTCCGCGGAGAAGAAATATTAACACTAACAATCACTGATTTCTATAATAAAACTGTCACATATACCTTCTATATCTACGCAATAGACAACATCAAAGTTGGTAGTAGCATTAATGATAGAATGGTCAAGTATACATTAAGATTCACAACTAATCAAAAGCTTATATCAGATACTAAAGAGATAAGAAAGTCATTTGGCAATACAAAGATAAGTGATATGGCAAAAACTATCTATGATGAATACTTCACTACTGGTGATAATAAGATAGATAAAGAGCTAGAAGTAGAAGAAACAGATGGAGAACAGACTCTAGTCATACCTAATCTAAGAGCAGATGCAGCAATGCAGTTTTTATCTAGAAGAGCATACGCCTCTAATAATAAATCATCTTTATATAGATTCTTTGAGACAAGAGAGAAGTATTTCTTCTGTACGCATGAGTATCTAATCAATAAATACGGCGGTTTTGAGGGTAAAAGCGAGCAAGAAATAAACCAGTTATTTTTTATATACAACACTGTAGATGATAACACAGGCCTTGGCCAGATCATAGCACAGCAATCGATCAATGATGTCCAGTATGGTGATAAGGTAGACTCAATGGCCGATATAAAGCAGGGTGCATATAGACGTACCGTTACTGAACTCGATATCAACTATCGAACACGCATATCACGCCAGTATGATTACAGTACTGAATACAAAGACTACAAGGCACCAGATCCACTGAAGCTAACACACTCGACCGAGTTTGTCAACGCTTATATGGGACCCGACGAAGCGCCTGAGACTGTCTTAGTGACTGACTTTCCTCAGATAGGCCAGAACGAAGGCACTCAAAATATGCTGAAGCCTTATCAACACTTCTATGAGAACTACACCACGAAGCCTGTAGTAGACTATCATATGAATAAGAATTCGTTTCAGATCGAGGTCAATGGTAGACATGAGCTGTATCCTGGCATGATCATTAACGTCGAGTTGTATAAGTTCAGTAATACATTAGCGGGTACCAAAGAAGTTGATAGAGAGAGAAGCGGCAAGTATATTGTATTGGGTATGACCAGTAAGTTTGATGCTGACATATTCAAGCAGACATTGGCCATTACTAAGGGTGGACTAGCTGCATGATTGAGTTGAGTACTAATGAAGTATACTACTTACTACTGCATACTATAACGATATCATGGCTAGCTTACTATGCCTATGGAGATAAGAGATGAGTGGCTTTAATAATATGTTACATTTCGTGGGTGTTGTAGAAGACGCACATGATAAGACTAATAGTGGTAGAGTAAGAGTGAGAGCATTTGGCATTCATCCTCCTAGATCAAGCGCAATCGATGCTGATAGTGTTCCTACTGCACACTTACCATGGGCGACTGTATTAGATGGTACTTATGGTGTATCGCCAGTCATACCTTCTGTTGGTGATTGGGTGTTTGGTTTCTTTATAGACGGAAGAGAAGCACAGCAGCCTATGATAATGGGTAGATTGCCAGGTATGCATATGCAGATGCCTAGTGGATCTGGTCAAGAGGGTGAAGATGGTATGTTACCTCCAGAGAGTGTGAGCAAGTTCGGTAAGCCAGACTTACACAGATATCAAGGGGGTGAAGGAGCTAGTCAGGGTCAGACTCTTGCACAACGAGTATTCTCTAACACAGCGATACCACAAGCCGATGGTGAGACGTTTGACGAACCACCTATTATGATGCCAGAGAACAACTATAGTAACACTGTTGTGAAGTCAAAGGATGGGGATAACTTCATTGTACTAGGATCAGGTGAAGATGGAGAGAATAGTGATTACTTTCTGATCTCTCATAGCTCAGGATCAGTCTTTCAAATAGATGCGAATGGTACTATCTTTGTTAAAGCATTTGCTGACAAGTATAACACAACTCAGGGCATCGAGTCAACCTATGTTAGAGGCTCTTCTCATAGTACTATAGACGAAGACTATACACTGAAAGTTGGGAAGTCTGGTAAGATCAGTGTGAATGGCCGATTAGATATCGAGTGTACAGACTTTAGTGTACGGGCTGCTCGTAACATCAATCTAGATGCGGGGGTGAAAGTAAATATCTCTGGTGCTGGTGTTGGGATGTATGCGACTGCTGATGATATCAATCTTGTGGCTAAGACGAATCTAAAAGCATTATCAACACTTGGTGGCATGTACTTCAAGTGTTTAATGCCGGGTAATATAGCAGGAGATGGAGGAGACTTTCATGTTGACTCATATAAGACTAATCTCTATAGTGTAGCATACACGAAGATACATAGCACCGGGTTACCAGCTATCTCTAAGCAGACGTTACCCTTTCCTGATGTAGGACATCTAGGTATAGACATCAGTAGTAAGACATCTATGAGATTAGACGCATTAGCTACAATGAACATCAACTCAACTGGTATTATGGGCATTAGTGCTGTCGCTGCAATAGGTATCAAATCTACAGCAACACTTGACATTCACTCAACAGGCCTGCTTGGAATAGGAACTGCTGGCATATTGAGCATGGATGGAACGCTAGTTAATATCGGTAATGGTACAGCAGCCGCAACAGGCGCATTAGCAACAACATCTATCACAGCATCTATAGCACCACAGTTAATACAGAAAGCAACAGGAGCTGTACCTAATATAAGTTTAGCAGAGATAGCGAAAGTTGTCAAGCCCCAAGAGATAACAAACGTAGTCACGCCCGAGATGCCAGCTGTCACTAAGAGATGGTGGCATGGTATTACTAGCATCATGAGATCAGACGATGATTAATAAATACAGAACCAACAGATGCAACTTCTATTATAACACAAATCTGCCAATTGTCAACAAAAAGAGTGAACTAAATGTCGATAGTATGTAATAACACAACGCCAATTACTAGTAAGTTCTCTGATCTCACTACTAAGCCTGGGCAGATCATTGATTTATCAGCATTAACATCGCAAGCTGATCCTCTTGACAGAGTAGATCGAGCGACGATTATTGATGTCACGAATAGACTGAATGGTATACTAGATGAGGCTGTTGGCTCTAGTACAGGAGGTGGTACAGGTGGTGCCAATGGTACTGGTGGTGCCACAGACACAGGCGTTGACACTGTTACAGGTAATACTAACAATAACAACAACGGCGCTAACAATAACGCAATCCTATTAACTGACTATCCTACACTATTTGACAGATTTAGTCAATCACCTATCACATTCACTGAGATAGCAGCCTTCGCAATAGATAGCAATATTGACATGAGCGATATTCTTTTTGCTCTTGAGAACTTCAATGTACTTAACGGTCTATCGTCAACGTTGACTGATTTTCTAAAATCTCTTGACTTCTTCCTTAATGTCAATTTCGGGTCTGCTATCAATGCAGGTGTATGTGGACAGTATCAGAAGATACTTGACTTGCTATCAGCTGGACTTCTTCTACTTGACAACACTATTGCTGATCTAGCCGGGTTAACATTTCCAGATCTCGACATAACTAAGTTGGCCATCTCTTTAGCTCAGAAGATTACTCTAGAAGAGATGAAGAAGAAGCTATTAGAGGCCGTGGATGAACTAGTAAAGAAGATAACCAAGAAGATCGACGATGCTATCAAAGCCGCACTCGCTAATCTGGCTAATATAATCGGGGCTGCTCGTGCTAAGATTGGTAAGATAATTGATAAGATTCAGACTGAGATAGTAGAGTTCTTTTCGCCTGAGAATATACAGCGTATCAAAGATGAAGTAAGCGCATTCATCACTGGTATGGTTAGTAACTTTGAACGACCTACACTAGAGAATGTTGGTCTTATTATGTTCAAACTATGTAACTTCACCGAGATACTAAAAGATATGCTATTAGGACCAGTTGATGAGCTTAATGAGATAGTGAGTGAAGTTAATAAAGAGACTGCGGTGCTTGACACACAGGATAAAGTAGAAGAGAAGAAAGCTGTTGATGCAGGTGCTATAAGAGTAGATAAGGTCATTGCCGAAGAGAAGAAAGAGATTGCAAGCGAGAAGATCAATGAAGCTGCTCTTGATAATAACCCAAATAGATATGTTGTGCGAGTTGGTATCAAGAATGCTCGTGGTCAAGTATCATCATTCAGAAACGAAGTCAAGTATAGACAACCAGGTGAGCTAGGATATATTGATCCCTCTACTGGTTCTCTTGCTATCCCTACTAACGTAGATTATATCACACTTACTGTACCTAGTCAAGACGAACTTCAATATATTAATACGAGAAGTGAAGATGGCGTAGGTCCAGCTGGATTGATTACGTTTAGTGATAAAGTAGTAAGCGATGAAGAATGGAAGGGTGTTGATAGCTCTATATGGATGAGACTACTACGTCTATCATCTCTCACTGGCGAGAAGTATGTATTGAAGCAAGGTCAAGCCAGAACATCGAGCAGATCGTCTAGTAGAACAGCCGGCAAGATCAGACAACAAGGTCAGTCTGCATATCATCACAAGTACTCTGGATTCGCTGTAGAGTTATTTGTGCCTGCAGATATAAGAGAGAAGACTATCATAGCTGCTAGTAGAGTAGGCTTCTCTGGTATTGCCGTGGGTAAATCATATCTTCGTCTACATCTTGGTGCTAGAGATGGTACTGTTGCTGACGAGAACAATGTTCGATGGATTCCCAGTGAAAGATTTGCTTCAAATGAAACTCCTATCTACAATGCTATGATGAGAACTCATAGTATAGATGGTTATAGAAAGAGACGTGAGCCTGATGCATCGTTTAGATTCTATGATAAGTCTACATTCAAAGAAGAGCCTAGTACTAATGATGGTTCTGGTATACCAAACATCGTTGACAATACTAGTATCACGAGTAAAGTAGAAGAGACTGAAGTGCCGTTTAGCTTGCTGAGACCTGAAGAGCCCGAAGTAGCACCGAAGAAGAAGTTTGTGCCACCAACTGGTATCGTACCGTTTCAGCCTGGCAGCACTCTGACTAATAGAGATAGAGGACCAGGTTGGTAGTGCTTATCTATTCTCATCGTATAAATACTCCATAAAGGGTAAAATAAATGTTATTATCACCACGTACAAGATCACAAGAGTTCTTCTCGGACTTCACAAGGAATCTGGATCAGATACCAGGCCGCACAGACCTATCTCGTATAGTGAATGAGAATGCTGTACGAGAGAGTATCTTTAATCTAGTTATGACTGATCGTGGTGAACGACTGTTTCAACCTAACATAGGGTGTGATATAAGAGGATCGCTATTCGAGAACATTGATCCTAGTAGCATACTCATACTCAAAGAGAATATTAAATCTACTATAAAGACTTACGAACCAAGATGTAATCTACGAGACGTAGAAGTATCAGCTAACTTAGATACAAACGAACTCTCAGTGAAGATTGTATTCAGTGTCATAAATAGTAACAATACATCATCACTTACAATTGATCTTAATAGGGTAAGATAGAAATGGCCGATATGTCACCAATTACAAATCTAGACTTCGCTGAAACTAAAGAAGCACTCAAGACGTTTCTAAAGAATCAGAGCAAGTTTAAAGACTTTGATTACGAAGGCTCTAACATGAATGTCCTGTTAGATGTGCTGTCGTATAACACATATTACAATAACTACTACTATAACATGGCCATCTCAGAGATGTTCCTTGATAGTGCTACACAACGTAATAGCGTATTGAGTCATGCAAAGGAACTTAACTATCTTCCTACAAGTAGAAGATCGTCTGTTATTAAAGCAACCATCACAGTTGTAGCGCCTGGTCTAGATAGTAACTATTTTAGTATTCCCGCTAACAAAGCGTTTATAGGAAGATGTGGTAACAAGACATACAATCTACTCACAGACAAGAGCTATAATGCTGTACGGTCTACTGCCGATGATACTCTATACACTGTAACAGATGTTGATCTATACGAAGGTCGTATGATTAATGAAACATTGTCTACCACTGATACAGTACTGTCTAATGCTGGTATCGACACACGAAGTCTTACACTCACCGTGAATGGCGAAATCTACACATATCGAGCTGATATCTTTGGTGTCTTATCAAATGACAAAGTGTTCTATCTACAGCCCGAGAATGATGGCAAGTACTCTGTACAATTTGGTAGAAATAAGTTTGGTCTTGAGCCAACGGTCACTGATTCTATTATAGCAAACTATCGGGTAACTAACGGTCCTAGTGCGAATGGAATCGGGTCCCTTACAATCGGTAACTTTGGCGGTGCGTCTTCGATCAACGTAACGATAACATCATTGTCTTCTGGCGGCTCTCTGGCGGAAGACATCGAGTCTATTCGGACGTTCGCTCCTAAGGCTCTCCAAGTGCAGGAGAGAGCAGTAACGAAACGAGACTATGAAACTCTGCTTCGTGCTAGATTTCCCAACATTCAAGCGATTAGTGTATATGGTGGTGATGAAGTAATACCTCCTCAGTTTGGAAAGGTTATCATCTCAGTTGATGTTAGTGGTGGTGAAGGTGCGGCTGATTACGAGATCGCCAACTTCCGATCATATCTATCTGATAAGACTCCTCTTACTATTGAGCCTGTCTTTGTTGTTGCTAAGTTTATGTATGTTGGCTCTGTTGTTAAAGTAGTGTATGATGCTAATCTAACTAGCAAGAGTCCTGCTCAGATACAGAGCGAAGTCAATGCTGGTATTATAACATATCAGAATACTAATCTCAATGACTTTAATAAGACGTTCCGTCAATCAAGACTAGCGGCATACTTAGATGCTATTGACGGCTCTATCGTATCGACTGATATCGTAGCAAAGCCTATCATTGAATATGTTCCAATTCTGAACTTTGCTACTAGCCCATCATTCTCTTTTGAGTCTGCTCTAGTACAGCCATATCCGTTTGATGCTATATCTGGCTTCTCTACATTCAAGCCTGCTATAGAGTCTACTAAGTTTACTGTAGACGGAACACTTGTTACAGCGAAAGATGATGGTAACGGTAACATTATGCTTGTGACTGCTAACACTGACGTTGAAAGTGTCTTTAAGTCTTCAGTTGGTACTGTCAATTATAGCACAGGCGCTATCAAGTTGTCAAATCTAAATATAAGTTCTTTCGAGAATAAGGCAATCAAGTTCATAGCTAATAGCGTGAATAAAGATATTCGACCACCTAAAGATAGAATATTAGTTATTCGTGGCGAAGACGTAACGGTAACAGTAAGTCCATTGGAATCATAATATATGTCAGTTACTATAAGAGATGATATCTACTCGGGAATAGCAGAACAGTTTCCTGACTTCTATAAGGAGAATGGCGAATTTCTTGTAGATTTTGTCAAGGCATACTATCAGCATAATGATGCAACGAATGATCGTGATATTCCTAAGTTAAAGGACATTGACACGACTCTCACTACGTTTCTTGTTTACTATAAGAAGAAGTATCTTGCTGATCTTCCTATTGACACAGCACTTGATGTACGGTTCATTATTAAGCACATCCAAGATATGTACAAGAGGAAGGGTACTCAACAGTCTCTTGAGCTTATGTTCAGACTCTTCTTTGATGAATCAATTGAGATATTCTATCCTAGTACTGCTATTCTACGGCCGTCAGACTCTATCTGGGGCGGTGACATATATCTAGAAATGAAGCCAGTATATACTGTAGATGATTATCCTATCAAGAAAGGGAATAGAATACGTGGCGACATATCGCTTGCTACAGCCTTTGTTGATGAGGTACTCTTTGTCAACTTCTCGGGCTCACTATCTCCTATCATTTATCTATCGAATATCGCAGGCACCTTCTCGTCTGATGACTCTATCGTTATCGTGACAGTTGATAATAACGGTGTCGAGTCAGTATTTAATGCTGGTAAGCTAATATCTGGATCCATTAGTTCGGTAACAGTGAGTCCACTGAATAGACTTCCTTCTCAGAGAGTGGGCGATACGGTTAAGTTTAAATCTAGTCTTACTGGTATTGATGGCGAGGGAAGAGTTACAAAGACTTCTCAGACTCAGACCGGAAGGATTGAGTTTGATATTGAAGATGGTGGATTCGGCTATGTTGATCCTACTTCATTGGCTGCAACTAACAACGTCGGAATCAGTAATCAAGTAATGATTATCGATTCATCAAATACTCCTACTAATGCTGACGGAACGACAAACAGCAACTATGTAGATTTTCTGCCGGGTGACGTTATCGTCTGTTCAGGCAGCAGTATCTCTTATACAGGATCGAGTGACGCAGGTGCAACTCAGTACTCTGTCAGTGGATCTGCTAAAGTAATCGAATATGTTCACCCCCTCTTGTTTATAGAGTCTAATACATTAGGCGAAGTTCAAGCGTTTCATAGCAAGACTTATCCACAGGGTGGCAATGATATCAATCTTCTCGCAGCGGCATTTGCGAATCTAATTACGCCGAACAGCTACAATATACCTAATGAGTATTTTAACTATACTAGAAACTTTAAAAAGACTGACGCAGTAGATGGTACAGGTAGCATTGCAGACTTTATGAATACTGGTACAGTGACGACAGACGACTTTCAAGTTATAACGTCATACAGTACAGTACATTCTTCAACTGCGATAACACCAGTGACGGACTTTGTAGGATTGAACCCAGCGGCATATGATGCCTCCGAATGGGGCAGATATCTTTATAGGCTGTTTACACTTTATTCCAGGTTCGATATCTTTCCGAAGTTCGTTGTGAGTAGCACACCAGACTACTTACCCAGCAACACGGGATTCATAAGTCCTGGTAGCGGTAATCAGGCAGGCACGACAGTGACACTACCTAATTTGCCTAATCCAAGATTTACTATTGATAGACATAGAGGCGACTCTCCGCTTAGTGAAAACTCTCCTTATTCAGTGACAGTAGATAGCTTTGGCGCTTTCAACGGGTCAGCCTCATATGAGATTGGCGAATTATCTAACGTAGAGACAGTCACTCTGGTTATTGATCAGATCGGCGACTTCGTTGATGAGATTATCGATGAAAACAACAGCGGCACTGGAGATAATGGTGAAGATTATGGAATGTCTGGTCCTTCTGCCGAAAACTATGATACTGCATTCAGAGACGCATTTGCCGCTATCACAGTAAAGATAGGCACAATCGACTCTTTGAAAATATTATCTACCGGTACTGATTATGAGAATAACGTCAAGTCTCTAGTGATACATGATAACATTGCTAAGTTCGGTAAGAGAGACATTATACTGACTTTCGATACGGTCGATTTCTTCTTAGAAGCTGGTGATATAATCACCCAGAATAGAACAATAGAAGACGTAGAGATTAACCAGTCTGGTAACATCACTGAATCTGGACTAGAGGCTTTGGGTGCAAGCACTGTAGGTACAGGATATACTAACTCTCCAACTACTTTCACACTCACTACAGGTGGCACATCTCCATATACAGCGAAAGCTAAGTATATTAAGAGGGTCGATAACGGATTCTACTTTCGACCCCTTAGCTTTCACGGATTCGACGAAAATCTTCCAGTAAAAATAGTAAACACTAATAAGAATATCGCTACAGCGTCAACTGATCCAACGTCTTTGCCTATGGGCTCGAATGCTGTTGTCAGTGGAGTAGCATCTTACGAAGTGGGACAGATAGATGAGATATCGATTATCAAAACTGGATATAGATATGATGATAAAGAATCTATTGAGATTGTTAATATAGACGAAGACAGCGCATATTATAATAAGACGGTTGCGACTGCTTCAATTCGAACACTGAGCCAAGGAAAGACAGAAGGAAGATGGAAAACAAAAACATCATTTCTTAGTGACAAGACCAAGCGACTCCATGACAACAATTATTATCAAGAATATTCATACGATATATCCTCAATCGTAGATCCTAAAAAATATGAGCCGTTGATTGAGGACACTGTCGGTGTTGCGGGCACGAAACTGTTCAGTACGCCTATGATAAATAGTGATAATAACTTAGATAGTGACCTAAGTGTTCAGTTTACATTTTATGAAATACGATCAGGTCAGCTTTTGACTACAGATGGAGATTTCTATGTAGACGAAGACGGGAATAATATTATGGTAGCAACAACTACTGTAGCTCAAATATAACAGAGATTAAAAATGCAGATCGACAATATTAACGGGAATTAACTAGATGGCTACATTACAGATTACAAGTGACGGTGATCCATATCCTGTGAAAGCAGGAGTTCCTTTATTGAATAACGGAACCACTAGAGTATTTCCAGATAGCTCGACTATACAGGATCAAGTCAATGACTTTTCGTTTAAGTATAGAGGAGGAAGTAACACTGTTGATCCCGAGGCTGTATCACTAACTAGTCCTGTGGGGATTACTACAAATGGAGTAGTGATATATACCTCAGCATCTAGTAGCCTCACTTTACCAGTATCTTCTACAGCGGCACCCAGTAACTTCACATGGAACACTGTAGACAATCCAACTGAATTTCGAGTTGATGCTTGTGGTGGTAGACCTGAAACTGGTGGAGAGTATAGATATAGAAGTGGAGCATTCTATAAGAATGGAATGCAGAATAATTCGCAGTATATAGCGTCTACTACATATCTTAGCGCAACTGCTTTTGGTGGTGATAATACGAGACATCCTGACGGACACTCAAAGATATTGGGATTTGCATTTGACGGATATCCCATATACGGTCCCTATGGATACACGAGTGCGACTGAAGTCGGCTCAGTTTCAAATCCTGCTATTCAGATGACAAGCTCATATAGAACGAAGTATAATGCAGAGGGTGGAAGAGGCTTTACATATGCTGAATTGCCAGCGGGGTCATTTGTAGAGGATTATGAATATGTGTCTAGTCTAGGCACACTAGATGTATATAATGGAAGATTTTGTAAGACTCCTGATTACGATACAGGAACTTATGCATACTTCTTAACGTTCTCGCCTGGCAACTTAAATACTCCGGTATACCCATATATAATAGGTCCTAGCACTAGAGAGCAACGCCCAGTTTAATAAATACGGAAAAGAATAATGGCAAAGGTAATTACAGAAAATTTTAAGATTGAGACGACCAATGAGTTGTTCAGGTCATTTAAGAATCAGAATAGTACTCTGGGCGCAAATTTCTTGAATCAGCTTCAGGCATATGACAATCAACAGTCTCTGGGTCTGTCGTCTGAAAACGAGACCGTTATAAAGACTATGGTAGACGATCAGCTCACTCTATTGAGACCTGAAGCAAACTACTATATTATGGCGTCCACCGCTCTACCATCAATAGATGGAGTGCCATCAATAACAAACACGCAGACATCTAAGAGAAGCTTTCAGAGAAAGGTTATATTCGGCAATAAGATTGAAGAATCATCCGCAAGATATATGTTTTACGAAAACGATTGGACTACAGGAACGAAATATGACTCGTTCGACGATACGGCGAATATCGAAAACTTAAACATGATAGTCACGATACGTAACACAGAAGGCGACTATTTAGTATTCAAGTGTATAGAAAATAATAATGGGTCTGAGTCTACCGTTAGTCCACAGTCTGTTATTGTCCAATTCACTACAACCAACTATCAATCTGTTGAGACTGAAGATAAATATATTTGGCAATATATGTTCACAGTAAGCTCCGACGAGGTAGCCGTATATAGAAATGTGGACAGCTTGCCCCTACCTACTACAAACGGTGACGTAAATGTCATCGCTAATGCCCGAGAGAATATATCTCAGATTATTATTAATAGTACTCCTACTGGACTGTTTAACCAATATCTATTTGGCGAAGCAGACAGCCAAGCGAATTCGTCTAATGTTCTTCTTAAGAGTACTAGTGTCACAGAAAACACGACGACTTTAGTGTTGGGTGTTACTGACAAACTCGGTAGAAGTTTATATCAAGACCTCGATGCATACAAATATATGTACTTCAGGTCGGGCACAGGCGAAACAGCAGGTAAACTTTATGACGTTATATCCTCTAAAACAAACGACTCATCAAAAGAGATAAGTGTTGTTGTAAAAGGTACTGACAATTTCGAGCAAGGCCTAGCTCAACTAGTGCCTAAGATAGAAGTTAGTTCTAGTACATTAAGCGGAACTAGAGCTAAAGCTTACGGCGTTATAGATCAGTTCGGAACACTTACTAGGGTCGCATTTGAGACTAAGGGTACTGAATATAAATTTGCTTCTGCAAAGGTTATCTATCCTAAAAGTCTGACCACACCCGGCGTAACGATTTTACGTGCTATAGTTTCTCCTAGAGGCGGCCACGGCTCTAATCCTATCGACGAGATGGCTATGAGTAGACTATCTATCGTAACCAACTTTTCCGGAGAGTCTGAATCTATTCCTAATAGTAACACATACACTCAAGTAGGACTAATCAAGAATCCTACGTTTACTGACAATACAGGAGCTTCCACTATTCCAGAGTCGTTTGATAACCGTGTAGTCTTGACAGTATCGGGTGACAAGACATCCGAAGCTCCTGCTGATACTGTGTTCGAGCAATATATCAGAACAATAGATGTTAAAGATATTGTTGGTGGTCAGAATTATGTCATCACTGACGTTGGTAACTTATCGAATAGCGAATGGGATGCTCTAGGGATTGGCACTATCTCTGCTACTCTGGGAACAACATTTGTATCTGTATCGACTCCTGCGGTGGGTCTAGATAAAATCGGCAAAGTTTCTTATGCTGTTGATACTATATCGGCCGATGAAGAAGAAGAGATTATAACGGCTAAAGTGCATGATAGTGTGTACGATGGAACAACTAACACAAAAATTTATCTAGTAGACTATTATGGAGACTTTGAGAGTAAGGTACAGATAGGAAATATAAGAATAAAAAGTACCCCATCTTCATCCAACGCCACTACGATCAGTATAAATACTATTGAATACGGAGACTATGACCCGTATAGTGGAGAACTACTACACTTCATAGACTTTGCTCCTATTCCAAGGTATGCAAGCACAATAGAAAAAGTAAAGTTCACATTCGACTTTTAAGGAAAGAGAATATAGCCCATGGGTATTAACACAGATTTAAACGTAGATCCGTATTACGATGACTTCAATGAAGAGAAGCAGTTCAACCGTGTTTTGTTCAAGCCCGCAAAGGCTGTTCAAGCTAGAGAGCTAACTCAGCTTCAAACAATTCTGCAAAAACAGGTAGAGAGGTTTGGTTCTAACATATACAAAGAAGGAACTATCATAAGCGGCATTAACATGACTGCTCGTGACGACCTTTTCTACGTGAAGCTGAATGACCAAACAGGCTTTACCGATCCTTCAATTTATGACCAGATCGCTAATAATGATGGGACGAAAAGTACTTACACTATCACTGGCTTAACGTCTGGACTGAAAGCTGAGATTGTGAAAGGTGAACCAGGATTCCAAACTCAAGATCCTAACCTAAAAACTTTCTTCATTAAGTACTTGAACACCTCTCAGGACAATCAAACAGATGTTAAGCAATTTCTTCAAGGAGAAAATCTTAAGATTAGAGATTCGATTGAAAACCTAGTTGGTGACGTAACCGTAGCTAGTGTTTCTAATCATGTCGGTAAATCTTTCGGTGTGTCGTGTGAAGAGGGTGTTATATATCAGAAAGGACATTTCATCTTTGTAGATAACCAATTTATTATTGTGTCGAAGTACACTAATACTCCTGGTACAGTATCTGTTGGTTTTACAGTTAAAGAAAATATTATCGACTCCGATGCTGATACAACACTTCTAGATAATGCATCAGGCTTCAACAACGAGAATGCGCCAGGCGCCGACAGACTTCAGCTTGTTCCTACCCTTGTATCATATAATACGGCTTCAGAGCCAACAGAGTTCTTTGCTTTAATTAGATATGTGGAAGGTAAGCCTGTTCGTATTCGTGACGTTACCGAATTCAACACTGTCAACAAAGAGTTGGCTAGACGAACATATGAGGAGTCTGGAAACTATGTAGTCAACGGACTTAAAGTATCTCTTGAGAAAGAGGGCAATAGCGCATATGCGGTAGTGTCACCCGGTAAGGCATACGTTTACGGTAAAGAAGTTATCGGCGTATCGCCTACTAAACTACTTATCCCACCTGTGACTGCAACACAGAGCAAGACTTTACAACACACCGGAGTAAGCTACGGTCAATACTTCACATACAACTCAGATGCAGAAGCAGTACTAGATAATTATGAGTTTGACGGATCAAGATATAATCTATTGAATGGGTCTACGGTCATAGGCACTTGCTCAGTGGCGAATGTCACACCAGGCAAGATATATGTTTACGGCATAGTTAAGAATGTCGGCCAAGAAGTCACGGCTATCACTAAAGTGGGAATAACCACGTTGACGAATAGTGGAAAACTTTTCGATGCTGCCCAAGGATCAATGATCTTCGATACGGGCAAGAATGGAATCAGCTCTATCGATAACGTCTCAGTAGTTAAGAGAGTTAGAGACACATCTATCAGCTTGTCTTCATCCACACTCACACTCACTGGCACAGCTACAGAGAAGCCTCTGATAACAGACATCTATGCGCTCGACAGTGGTGGTCAAATTATCACGGCTACTGCTTTGTACGCTGGCAATAATGTCAATGTAACACTCTCAGCCACTGACGGAGAAGTGCTATATTACAGTGTCGTCGAGACTAACGTGGCACACGACACTCTAGCCGAGACTGTAGCTTTCGTTAAGACTGTTTATGATACAGCTAACGGTGGACATCTAGGTGTTTCTAATGCAGTAGAGATCGTAAGCGTTAAAGATAATTTCGGCGCAGCAGGATCACTAGACGTTACGTCTAAGTTCAGACTTGTTAGAAATCAGAAAGACGGGTATTATGGCAGATCCTATATCACTCTTTATGCGGGAGAGACACTAGCCAATAGCAATCTACTTATCGAGTTTAAATATCTGAAGAGAACATCTACTGTTAGCGGTGGATATCTCACTGCAAACAGTTACGCCAACGTCACTAGCAAAAATCTAGTACACAACTACACGTCAAAGTCTTTGGTTGAGCATAACTTAATTGATTCTTACGACTTCAGACCATATGCGACTGATGCCGTTAATCCTAGTTTGGGTTCGGCTGGTGCACCCACAGTACTGTCTACCAATCCTTTAGCACTATCAATATCAAGAGGAATAGCGCCTGCTAATTCTGCAACCATTATGGGCGATCAAACATACTATATGTCTAGAATAGACAGTGTGGTACTAGACGAATATTCTAACATAACTCTACTCAAGGGTGGAGAAGATGAGAATCCTAGTGTGCCCACCTCTAGAGAGCTTTATGCAATTGGTAATATTACAATTCCCGGTAACACTAGCGAAATCTCTGGGGAAGACAAGATTACCGTCAGTAGCGTATCGACTAAAAACTATACAATGAAAGATATTGGACAGATCGAGCAGAAAATAGACGGCTTGATCGACATAGTTTCATTGAGTCTACTTGAGAAAGAAACTAGCAATCTTGAAATTAGAGATGGCAACGGCTTGAATAGATTCAAGAACGGTATTCTAGCAGACTCTATTCGTGACTTAAATATTGCAGATATTCGAGATCCAGAATTTAGAGCTGCAATTGATAATGGTAGAACCGTAGCTACTCCTGCAGTAACACAGTTTCCAGTAGACTTAAAAGTAGGAAGTGGCAGTGGAGTGAATACTGCGTTTCCGGATGTCATAACACTAGCAGACACCGGCACTAAGGTAGAGGTTATCTCACAGCCGTACGCAACAAACTTTAGAAACTGTGTATCAAACTTCTACAGCTTTGAGGGTAAAGCAGTTATCGATCCTCCGTTCACATCTGGGTATGATGTGATTCAGAATCCTGCTGTAAATATTGAAATAGATATCGCTGGTCCTATGTTGGATCTTGTGGACAATCTTCAAGAGTTTATGCCTCTTACCACAGAGGCTATAATAGGCGAAGAGCGTACTGGAACAAATCGACCAAGACGTAGAGTTATAATGGGAGAGTTTACCCAGACCATCAGCCAAACTCGTCTTGCGAGTTCTACAAGCTCCCTCAATCAAGAGGTAGGCAACTTCATTACAGATATAAACATGAAGCCGTATCTGAGAAGACAACAAATTAAAGTTCTAGTAACTGGATTAAGACCAAACACTAGACATTACTTTTTCTTTGATCAGAAGTCTGTCGATTCTCATGTGTCACCTGGCACGGGAATTACATACGGTAGGCAAAATAGCTCTAACCTAGACGTTAGACGAGTGGGATACTTAGCATCAAATGCAGGAGAGGCAGTAAGAACTGATAGCAACGGAGTACTAAGTGCAGTATTCGTACTACCAGCAAGCACATTCTTTGTTGGAGAGAATGTTTTAGAGGTGGTCGATGTGGACACATATGGCTCTATAGACTCTGCATCAACGTCTTACAGCAGAGCAACTTACAGAGGATATAACTTCGCTGTAAACAAGACCGACTTGAGCGTTACCACCAGAACTCCAGACTTCGACACCTCAGTTAGCATCACAACTAGAGAAACTCAGCGACAAGTGGGTGATCCTATTGCTCAGACTTTCCGAGTGAAGTCATCTAGCACCAATAACGCAAATGTTGCTATGATCAGTGATATAGACGTTTACTTCAAGCAGAAGAGTGCCACTACTGGTGTGACTCTACAGATAAGAGAAGTTGTCAATGGATATCCATCGAAGAAAGTTCTTCCGTTTGCATCTAAGCATCTAGATGCATCTCAAGTTCTTATATCTCCTAATGGAATTACTGCAACGACATTTACCTTTGACAATCCAGTCAGATTGAGTGCAAATGCCGAGTACGCATTTGTAGTTATACCAGACGCTAACTCTCCAGACTATCTCATCTATACTTCTAAAGTTGGATCTACTAGCCTATCTAAAGGAACTGCGGCATCGCAAGTTGCTGTTACTAATGACTGGGGTGATGGGGTATTATTTACATCAACAAACGATAGTGCTTGGAAATCATATCAAGATGAAGACATTAAATTTATATTGAAAAGGTATGACTTCAACGCATCTGGTACTATAGATTTAGTACCTAATGATATGGAGTTTATGACAGTTCGTGAGAATATACTATCGTTTATAGATGACGAATATGCATATATTAAGAAGGCTGATTCTTACACAGCAGGCATATCTGGCGATCAATTGAATATTGTGACTATATCTGGCACTACGATATTCGCTGTAGGCGACTATATGTACCTTCAAGATAGCACAGCTACAAACGATATTGTCGCTAAGATCCTGGATCTACAGACGACTGCTGCATCGACTACAATAACATTAGACACGCCTTTCTTTGAAGCTACAACTACTGCTGTTGCGTTTGTTTGTGTAGCGGGTAGAGTATCACACTACAATTCCAGAAAAGCTGATGAGTTACACATTAAAGGCAGTTCTGCTACGCCAACCAACTTCATTGATGATAATGCAGTCTCGACTATCGGAGCGTTCACGCCTCAGCAGACTTATACGATTACTAGCTTGGGATCATCCACAACACAACAAAACTGGACTGATGCTGGCGCAGGATCTTCTCCTTATCTCGGACAAGTATTCGTAGCATTAATTGCTGGTACACCAGGTGACGGTACTGCCAGAAAAAATAGTCAAGTGATAAAAGGAATAGATAGTGGAGCCACGGCTATAGTCACTAGCGTAAACAATAAGAAGATTTCATATTTTCAGGCACAAATTTACACTAGCGACACTACGAACACTTCTAGCGACCTGACACTCTATAACGGAAACACGATAGATAAGTCTATATCTAAGAACGCTAACACGTACACCCATAATAGCTTAAGATCAATTATGAGTAAGAGTCGTATAGTGAATGCCGCAGATACTACCACAGAAGACTTCAAGGTAAGAGTCTCTATGGCAAACAATAGCTACTCTTCAGCTACTCCTATCGTCGATAAATCTCTATCTGAAATCAACGCTTACGAGTATCACATCACAAATTCTGCGTCATCCACTTCTAGTTGGATATCAAAAGAAGTAGTGTTGAAGGCCGGGCTTGAAGCTGACGGAATGAAGGCGTTAGTATCAGCGTATCGACCTGCAGGAACATTCGTTGATGTATATGCGAGATTTGTGTATCCTGAAAACATAGAGACTAAGAGTGCTTGGATTGAACTCGACAATGCTAATCCTGATCTATACTCTAACACGAGTAATACTAAAGACTATAGAGAGTTCGAATACAATTTAACCAATGAGACCACTTCTTTCAGGTCTTTCCAATTAAAGTTTGTTTTGAGACACGGCACTACAGGATCAGGCAATGAGCTAGATACGCCAGAGCTAGGTACGTTAACTCCTGATATCAACTTGTTTGCGCACATATACGACTATCGAGCAATTGCGTTAACATGATGAGTACGGATAAATACACTAGAACGTCTAATGATGTCGGGTTAGTGAATACCGACATCACGGCATATAGGGACGCTCTTGCAAAAAAGAAACGAGCTAAATATATCAACGGACTAGAGCAGAGAATAGATAAACTGGAGTCTGCTATGGATCTATTACAAAAAACTGTCAAAGAGATAACGAAATGAGTGTAATTATTACTACTATATCAAATACAGATACTTTTGGTACTTGGAAAACAAAGACCAATGATCTCATCGCTGTAGCTGCTAAAGCCGTGACTATGGGAGATGCTAACGCAGGAAACATTGCGCTCGATGGTGATATTACCTTAGAAACTGGTCACACAATCACAGTTGATAATATAATCAAGAGTTCCACAGCTTCGATCATATCTCTGAAAAGCGACACGAAAGTCGAAGGCGATCTAACAATAGATAACGGTGCGCAGGTCGCTAAGATTCAGATAGCTAGAGCTGATTCCAATAAGTGGACAATCGAGACTAATAATACTCACAGCGAATTGAAGATAAAGAATGTTGGTGGAAACTTTATACAGTTCACATCTACCGCAATAACGACATCCCCCGGCATGACTATGAATGAGGATGTGTTACCTGCAACACTCACTAAAAGGATAACACATACTGGCACTGGCTCTAGTGGATCTTCTTTTGCAGATTGTGATATTGCCGCAGGCAATATTACTGGATTGAGTACTCTTGGAACATCGGGTAGTCCCATTGTGAGTTCGGTATTAACTAGTGTTGACATTAATGGCGGTGCTATCGATGGTACACCTATTGGCAACAGCTCAAGATCAACAGGCAAATTCAGTACAGTTAATGCTACAGGTACAATCACAGCAAATGCATTTAGCGGGAGCTTAACAGGTAATGTCAATGGCAACCTTGCTGGTAACGTTACAAGTAGTGGTACATCGACTTTTGGAACACTTACTGCGTCTACTATCAACATGATCAATATTACATCCACTGGCCTTGGCACATTCTCCACTGTAGATATCAATGGCGGTGCTATCGATGGTACACCTATTGGCAACAGCTCAAGATCAACAGGCAAATTCAGTTCAGTTAATGCTACATTGTCAGTCCAAGGATTAACCCTCAGTGCAACAGGTCAAGTGAGTGGCGGTAGCTTAGATATAAATGGTAACGCAGATATCAGTGGTAATCTTGTCGTTGGAGGAACACTTACTGCAAATGTATCAGGTAGTTCTGGTACTGCTGGTGGGTTGACAGACTCTGGCCTCGTCGCAGTATTGAAGGCAGTATATCCTATTGGCTCATTATATACTACAACAACTGGTGTAGATCCCAGTACTGATAGATCCACTAATAATACAGGTGGTCTAGGTTTTGGTACTTGGCAAAGATATGCAGAAGGTCGCACCCTCGTAAGCCAAGATAGTGGTACTACAATAAATTCTGCAAGCTGTACTTATGCTGCAGGCGGCGAAGGCATTATCACACTAGGTCTCGCTGACACGCACCCATACCGCCGGGGTGATTCCGTCGATATTTCCGGATTTTCGAATCAGGATATGAATCGTAACTACATAGTTTATCGTGACCGCTCCACCAACATCGAACTGAAAAACATTCAGGGAATTCCTGCCACTTCCAATTTGTCAGCGGCAAACGGACAAACCAGAAGTATTTCCAGTAACTACTATGATACTTTGGGTTATGTTGACGGTTACAGTGAAGTCTACTTAACGGATACTCAGTCTGGATTACCTAGACATACACATACTTTGCTTGGTGGCGGATTTAATGGTAGTTCAGGCGCAGAACCCGGCAGCAACACAGGGAATCAGTTAGGGAATGTCGGCTTTGCTGAAGGTCAAGACGCCGTCCACTCCCACACCAATAGGATGCCATATAAAGTTGTATCTATCTGGATACGAACTGCTTAATGATCTACACACGAACATTATAAATATAAAGTAATTACCAATCTAAGGAAATAGGAATGTCGAATAAGAAGTTTACAGATTTACCGGAATTAGATGCCCTGGCGGATGCGGATTTGTTCGCCGTCACGGACAGTGACGCCACCACATCTAAGCACATAGTCGCTTCTAATGTTACTAACTTTATTCTATCCGATGTTAACGTAGCGTCAAAAGCTGCCACTATAGTTGATAAGATTAATCTCATAAATCCCACCCTCGGTAATAATCTTGGTGCTCAACGATTGTGGATCACTGACGCATATCAGCCAGGAGAATACTTTTTAAACTATTCGAACCTGACTAATAAGCCTACGATACCTACAAATACTTCTACATTCGGCACTGTAGAAGGATTCACTAACGACGGCAATCTCGTATCACATGATAGTACTGCCAACCCACCAAAAATGGTGGTATCTGGCACTGGATCGACAACACAGGTAATGACATCCGATTATGTGAATGAAGGCGCTGTTAATCTATTCTACCAAGATCAGCGAGTTGACGATAGACAAGCCCTGAATTTTGGTAACCTGTTCAACACATACAGTAGCACATTTGATGGCGGTGAAGTTCGAGATAGCTTGCAAGATGTTCTAGGAACATTTCAAAACATTGCTGACAATCAATCGAATGTTCTGAGAATATCAGATAAAAATGTAGAAGCTAACTTCTCAGCTGGCCAACTGATAAGAATATATGGCGCATCGGCAAACACTGCCAATAACATAACAACCTCGCCCGGATTAACGCTGACAGTTTCGAATGGGGGCGGATTCACGGCTGCCGCAGGTACAAATTCTAAACTTTTTGAATATAGAGTAGCACTCTTTAATCTTCAGACAGGCGAAGTAGGCCCACCATCAGCCACATCATCTGTAACAGTATATAATGAAGGCAATGATGTGTTGGGCGAATTCAATACTAATAATTTTATCAGTCTTGCACTCACAGGGCAATCAGGAAGCCAAGGTATTTTGGTGTATAGACAGGTTGCAGGTGCAGGTGGGTTTAAGCTACTGGCCGTATTGGGATCTAAAGATTTATTAGTCGCTTGGAAAGACTATCACACATTCGACTACACTAGTTGGTCTGGAAAAAACTCTACCGACAATACGTACATTAGCACCACACACTTTCCTGTAACTGTACACACTGGCGCACTTAGAGGTTGGACTGATGTGACTATATCTAGCATAAGCAGTCAGGCTACATCTTTCGACTTAAACTTCGACACAGCATACGTTTATGTGGACACTTCTGGCGGTGCTCAAGTAGCACACAACGACACAAACAAGATAAATGAAGCTATTGTGACGAAGGCGACACAGGGTAGAAAGAGTGTAGAGTTGAACGCTAAGACGTATAACGTATCTCATATCGCAGTACCCAGTAACTTTGGTCTTATAGGAACAGCTAACATCACACAGATTAAGAAGCTGCCATGGGCGTCTTACGCTGTTAACGAGCCAGATAATTCGATCATTAGGTCTACAGTAACATCTAATGCAACGGCAATATCTCTTGTAGGCATAGATATGGACGGCAATATAAAAAGTCAATTCTTACATAACGATGATGAAGACGTTACTATAAACTATGCACTAGATTTTGGATTAAATCCATCGTCGATTCTTTTGGATATGTGTAGAGTTAAAAATATAATTGGCGGTGGCGTTTACGCATCGTCTCCTGTTGAGTTTAAACTAACTACAAGTGAAGTTGTAAATAGCGGCGTGACAGACAGATGGTCATTCTCTCCTCTAATTGTAGATAATGGAACAAGCACACTCATTACTGGTAATAGATTTCAAAATTTCACAGACTCTGTTGATGCTTCTGTAACAGCTCAAGGCGTTATAGCAAATAACGTGGTTAAGGCATGTGGCGCTGGCATATTCACTTACGGATCATCATTCTTAGTATCTTCTCCTAACGTATTGATCGGTGCGGCTAACGAGTATCTATCTAGTCCAGACATCTTGAATAGTGAGTACGATTCAATCAATATAAATCTAGGCATAGCCGAATCGACTGCGCCATATGGTAGCTCTGCGCACGTATATCAAGAAAACGGCGCAGCTTTCAATCTGGCTCAAACTAGCATAGAAGCTCAGCCGGCAACGATTGAGTATAGAGTAAAATTAATAAGGAAGCTCTCTAACGGAGATGAAGAAGTATACGGCAATCTAGTTGGCGCAGGCGCAAAGGGCATTGACGGAGTTAACTGGTCGACAATCGCTAATGATGGATTCATACAAGGTAAACGATATAGAATAATCGCTCCAGGCGATACAAACTGGACAGCAATTGGTGCACCTAACGCCAACGTAGGCACATCATTTGTTAAGAACAATGTTGCTGTGACAGGTACCACAGGCACAGCAACTCCCGACGAGTTTGTTGGATATAGTGCTAATAAGCCTATTTACATTAAAGATATTGATTCAGGCATGAATAGAGCATTAGGTCAATTTAAGTTTGAGATAAACGACACTGAAGGCAGTACTGCGAGCTGGACAAATCTGACTAGTGGAATATACTCTAAGGGTCAGCTTGCGACACTGTACGCTGGGCAAATAACAGCAGGGAATCATCCTGCTGGCTCTGCTCATGTCGGCGTAGCGTGGACAGCGAATTATAGAGGTTACGCTAATGCGGGTTCAATAATCGCATCGGGCACTTGGGATGCAACAGATACAACAAACCCTACATATACTGTAACTGTAACACCGTCTTCTTTAAATGTGCCTCTAGCTATTGGTCACGTTATTAGAATTGATGGACACGGCACTTTCGCTTTAGGTAGTGCCATTAATTATGGACAAATAGCTAACATAGCCGACAGTGGCGATAATAAGATACTAGAAATCAAGTATTGGAAAGGCGGTTCAGGTGATGCTGGTGCTGGTGTTACTCCAGGCAATGCTTCAGGCACACCAGCATCATACGGCACTATAAATATAATAGACGACTTCGTAATGGCTCAAGGGCTCATTAAATAGGAAAAAGAAATGTCAAGTATAACGAATGTAAACAACAACTCTAGTGTAGTAAATGTAGGCAGAACCACTCCAGTGTCGCCAGGTCCACAGACTGCTGAAAAGTCTATTCCTGTAGTAATGTCATCCGATCAGACTGCTATTCCTGTAGTAGAACAGAATAAAGTACAATCTGAAGTGGCACTATCTCTCTTAGGTATTCCTAGAGCAGAAGTTGCATTGGGCATCTTCGCAGATGTTAACACATATGATGTTAACCCATCAGAGTGGTCTATGTCACCCGCATACCATGTATCGGGCTATGGAGTTAAACATTTACCAACAGAAGCTGGCGCTCTTGTTGAAGCACCCAGAAACAAAGTTTCAGTATTAACATCTAAGCGTTTCTTTAGATATCAGCCTGGTCGTGTATCAGCCGCTACATTTGGTATAAGAAGCTCTGTAGGATCAACTGACTTTTCTCAAAATCCAACAATCCGCAAATATGGCATCTACGATAAGTACGATGGCTACTACTGGGAAACTAGAAACAGCGGTAAAGAAGATAACTTCTCTGTTGTTCGTAGAACTCAGTCTATTGCATATTCTCCTGTAAGCCCTTACGGCATTGGTAGCACTGGTGCAGGCACCGGTACTCTACTAAGAGGTAATACAGCAACAGGAGAAGTCTCAACTACTCAGGTAGACGACTATAGAATCGTTGGCCAAGGCGCAGGCGAGACTGAAGTTAGCGAGGGGAAACTAGTATCAGATAGACAGATTATAGCAGACAATCGTTTTGAGATTATCGACAACGCACTATTAGCCGCATACAATCAATATCCTGCGCCAGGGACTGACTACGATACTACAGGTGCAGCCGGTGCCACAATTACTGTCGATGATGACGCTTCAACCACATTTGTCGCCGCAGGCTTTGCTACTGAAGCGGAACATAGATATTATCTCGATCTTGCCGCAGGCATCAACGCAGAAAACGGTGGCGCCCCAGACATCACACCTATACAAGTTAGAGACAAGTGTAAACGTGACTTAGATTACTGGATTGACAACTTCCTACTCGATATGAAGCATGATGGTAAGGCACACACTATAATTAACACATCTAACTTTGCGCTATCAGACGGTGCGTCCGACTGGTATGATATAAAAGTAGGGCTATTTCCTAAAATCACTAGATTTGAGAAGCCTGTACACTTAGCACTTCGACAGATATTTAAAGAGGGTAAATTATACCTTGCGGATGGCAGCGACACCAGTGTGGGCACTATCGGTGTTCCGACTGGAACATCTCTTGGTCTTAGTGATGACGGTAGAGAATTCTTAGGGGATGATACCAATGGCCTACTAACAACAGTAACAGAAGTTGCTTTCGCTAATGACGATTTCTATGATAATGGCATTACTGCACCTAGCGCCATAAGTGCTGCCGATTACGGAACTAAGAGTAAGCTAGACACATTCTTCGACGTTAAGAAGAACTTCTGGGCATACTGGGTAACAATTAAGACATTAGCCGGTACTGCGACATACGATACCAACACTAAGGTAAATTACTATCTTCCTGCTGGCGGTCTTAGTCAAGCAAACGGCGATGGCAGTATCATAACGACAGAAGATATCAAATATAAATGTCAACGTGACGTTGGCTACATCATTGATGGTTACAAGAATGATCTTATTGGTGGTGGAGACGCAGAGACAATATACAACGCATCTATGTTCCTCAGAGGAACAGGATTATCTGTATACTCTCAGCAGGGTGGCGCAGGAAACAATGACGGAAACATAAGCGAGCCAGAGCGTCACGCACATTTAAAGACTAGAATACTGAACGACCTAAAGGCGTTTGGATATGCAGATGGATCAACAGAACACGATAAAATAGAGACTCTCGCAGAATTGATTGTTGATAACTTTGACACGGAAGAGGTCAAAGGTATGGAGGTCGGCAACAGAGGATTTGCAGGTAACTTAATAACTCTTCGTGACGGTCTAGTTCATGTTCATGCTGGTGTTTACGATCCGTCCATGCTTAAAGACTCTAAGAAGATTGTAGCTAAAGTTACTGCTGGCACTAATGATGGCACTGATGCTTGCAGATTCAAACTTACTAGCGGAGTTGTAACATTTGGACAACATATCAAAATCAGTTGGACAGATACAGCGTCTGTAAAAGACGGCATAAATAAAGGAGAAATCCTAAAGGTCACTAGAGTATATGGACCAAAAGGAAATGAATTTACAGCATCAAAAGAAGATGGCACAGCAGTGACATTTACTCAAGCCGAGAGTGATAGTCTCACGAAAATTTACATAGAGACTGTTGTACCTTTCATATTCCCTAAAGACTATGACATCACGTCTTCAAATATCCAAAGCTTTGCATCTAAGATTGATACTACTCCTGCAACGATCAATAATGCGGCGGCAGCGGTGGACGGAACTGATGCTAGAGTATTCAACACTAAGGCATCAGACTTTGATACAGGTCTAATACCTAAGGGCGCATCTTTCCCATATATGTATTCAAAAACAGATGATCTACTATCGACCACATTCTACGGTATTAACGATTATGTTGGCTTTGTCAACACCGCAATTGATCCCGCAGTTAGCCTAGCTAATGTGAACACAATTCGCTCACAGGTGGATAACGTGAACTTCTATCCAGAATATGTAAATTGGATCAAGAACAATGTTAAGCCTGAATACTATGGCGTTTACGAGTATAGAATTCCAAGATCACGATTCACTCACGATGCTTTAGATGGCATTAAGTCTACAGATGATGCTAAGACTTCCGCTGCTCCAGGCTCAAGAAATAGAGTGTACAGCGATGTAGCAACAGGATCTTCAGGTATCGCTAGACCGGGTGAGAACTATGTAATCACCGACAATGTAGCAGAGAAGCAAGATAGTTTATACGCATTCGACTTCACTAAAGTAACTATGCTTAAGATTGAATTCTCGTGGTACGGTGCGGTAGGTGCATTATTCTTAGCATATGTTCCTGTTGGTAACGGTGAAGCTAGATGGGTGCGAGTCCATCACTTGAGAGCTTCTAATCAGTTAAAGATTGCGTCTCTAGGTAACGCAACACTGCCTATCACCTACACAACATATGGTGGTGGAGATCAATACTCTCTAGGCGATCTTGGTGACGTAACTGAGAATCAAATACCACAGGGATATGGCAATATCTCACACAACATCGTTAAGTATGGTGCATCGTATTATATCGATGGTGGTGATAGAGGTACTGTAAGATTATACAGCTACAATAACGATGCTCAAGTTCCTACTGTTGGTAAGCAGTTTATTCAGACTAGCACCAAAGCCGGTACTGCCTACCTATACACTGCGGAAGATACTACTATCACAGGATCTACGATGCCGTCAATTGTAGTCAACGCTCTTGATGATGCTGGTGCTATAATTTCTCCAGAGTTCTATATTGGAGCTACAGTCAAGACTGCCAGCAGACTAGATCAAAATGTTAAAGTGGTGTGGACAGATGCAACTAAAGTATATCTATCTGGCCCGCTGTCTGGCGCAACCACATCCGCCACACTATTACCAGACAGAGCTGAGACTATATACGGATTAGAAACAAAGAAAGTTATTCTTAGCACAAGAGAAGGTAACGCAGTAAGAAACAGAGTTCAAGTATATCCTACTAAACTCTCAACTGCTAACACTGGTAACAACACTGTAAGATTAAGATTCAAGAAGACTCCTATCTTCCAGACTCTTGTTGCAACCACTGGAACGATTAGACCGACTGCTGAGTACACAATCGATAACACAAATGCTCCTATTGCCATGACTCAAAGTTCAACATATATGGTAAACGGAACAAGCGTTTATGGATGGTTCAGAGGAAGAATAGAGGCTGATGATGTTACAGTATTTGGTAGACTGTATAAAGAAGCCGATCTATATTACTTTGAGATGCTCCAGTCATTCGAGGGCACTGTTGTACTGAAAAATGGCGTTAATGATTTTTTCTTGAAAGACTTGAGATTTACAGCAGATGGTGACCAGGTGGCTTCTGTTACAGATGTGACAAAGAGTACCAGCGAGATCGAAGGACTTAGCTCATTGAAAATTGCAACTGACACTACAGTTCCTATTCCAAACACAGGCTCAAACGTAGCGACTATATACTTACAGCAAGGAACTGAACAGTTCGATTTAAGTGCATATTTCGACTACAATAAAGAGTATTTATCGTTTCCGTTAACAAATGTAGCAGACAGCCTTTACTTCGCTGTCGATTCAGATACAGACAGTACAACGACCGACGATAACATAAGCTTGGGTGTAACATGGGAAGAGCAGTAATTTATGGCAAAGCAGATAAAGATTGGACTGGACAAAGTACCAGCTCCAGTCACGAAGCAGTTTACGCAACTGGTAGACATCGAGGGGACTAAACTCTTCGATGCCGCAGGTAATCCTCTCGTAACAGAAGAGGAAGTATCGCTACTTAAGTTCACGAGTAGCGAAAACGCACTATCTGTATATGTGAATAATGATGAAATTCGAACTATACCTATTGAAGAACAGTTCCCCGATACGTCAGACGTAAGCTCTTCTATTCTCGGCGTTCCAAGATCAGAAGAGCAGCAATCGCTATTCTCAGATGTCGCCACATATGGCTTAGACGAAGAGCAGTGGAATCAGTACACGTTTGCCAACCAACAGTCACCTAGCCAGTGGTATCGTAAAAAGCATCCAATATATGGACGTAGGTCTAATCCAACATTCAATGAGGGATCTACAGAGCAAGCATTGTATCTGAAAACCTTTCCTAGTCAGTATAACTTTCCTAGAGGTACAGTAGAGTCTAGAAGGACTAGTCCCACTGACGGGTTTAGGGCTTACATGAATTTCATAGGATTAGGGAAATACCTATACACTATTTTTAAAAGTAGTGATCCAGATTTCGCAGAAAGATTTCTAATCAATGATGATATAGCATACGTTGTCGATCAGAGTGGGGAACAGGTTGAATATAAACTGCTTCTTAATGGATCAAAGGCAGTCTTTGATAAAAATGGCAACTGGCACGATGTAGAGTATGGCGGCGACGACATACAGATAGCATTCGATGCCATAGAAAACTGGACATTTTTATTCGAACAGATAAAGGATGGCATAGCCAAATTTCCTCCATTGCTCGGAAGTGCTGAAACAGATTACACCAGATCATCTGGCTATAGTAAACTTGTATCGTTCGCCAGATCAACCGATTGTGTGCCAGGAGGATCATCACTTAATAACCAGGTTGCTGTCCTAGAGAGTAAAAGAGCATTTAGATATCAGCCCGGTAGAGCAAGCGGATTCACATTCGGCGCTAGACTAGCATCTTCTCCAAACAGTATAGACACAACTCTAGAGTGGGGCTGCTCTAACGACACTGACGAGTATATGTTTCAGTTAAAAGGCAGTCAGTTCAATATAGTTAGAAGAAGTACAATTAGGATGCCTGATGAACTACTTCTAAGACAAGGACTATCTATTGAGGATCAGTCCGATACGGCAATCTATGTTGACGGCATAGGTAACTCTGAAGCACTCTGGGAAACTACAATACTGAGATCCAAGTGGAACGGAGACGCACTTTTAGGTATAGGCGAATCTGGCTACATATTGTCCTTTGAAGATGTGACAATGTATAAGATAGAATTCTCTTGGTATGGTGCCATAGGCGCTAGATTTTACGCATATATCCCAGTTGGTAATGGGGATGCTAGATGGGTAAAACTACACACATTTATAATAGAGAATGGATTAGGTCAGCCCGTATTGGCGAATCCAGACTTTAAATTTAAGTATATACTAAGTTCTGGTGACAACGCTAACATTAGGGCACCGGTTTATCTATACAAGTATGGTAGTAGTTATTATATTGATGGTGGAGATGAGGGCACTATACGACTGTCTACTACAACGGCCAACAGTAAGGCGTTCACAAGTAGAACTCCCATACTAGGAGTATTGCCAAAAAATCACATTTTAAACTCTAAAGGGGCAGCGGTAAGAAATTACAAGAAAGCTTATCCAGTTAACATTTCAATAAACTCTGATAAGCTATGTAGAATAGATGTAGAAGAGATTGTAGGATCTCCACAAGGCGTACACTTCAACTTCTCACCATCTATTCACATGAATGGTAGACATCCTAAGTCGAGATCATTAGACTTTGGCTATACGAGCGACTCGCTAATCGACATATTGCAGCCGACAGACGCAACTGTTCAAGGCACTATAAACGTAGAAGCAAGCTCGAAGAATGTCATCGGTGTCAGTACAGCATTTACGACTGATCTTGTTATTGGAGACAATATATCGATAGCTGGTGTTGAATATCAAGTAGCACTAATAGACGACGATAACACATTGACTCTTGCCACTGAATATATAGCCGCTACTGCTACAGGTTTAACAGTGACTGTTGTTAAGAGGCTGAACTCCGATGACCAATACGGCCACATTATTGCGGATGGAGTTTATGGGGTCTACGTTAATCCTTCGTATCAAGCTAACGGACGATCCACTAATACGCTCAGAAGAAATAGCTCATATAACTTAACAGAACAATCAGTCAGAAGAAGCTTAAATGTGAATGGATCAATATTAGATCCTAGTAATAGTGCGACATTCTCTGGTGTTCTGACTAATTATAATACTATTGTAGCCTCAGAGACTCCAATAAACGCTAATAAGTTTAAAATACACTTTTTAAACCCACAGGGCAGAGACGGTTCATATCTAAGTAAGCATTGGGCAGAATTTACAGTATCGGTTACTCCATATAAGCCTATCGCTCCCGGCGGTGATGCCGATGAAAATAAACTTCAGTTTGATAATAGTTTCATTGAAGGGGCTCCCGATTATAAAGACTATGATATCAACGCACATCCATTCGTTGAGTATTGTCATGTATCAACAAACTACTCTCAGATATCGAGAGCAGAGTTTGAGGAGTGGGATCCTACATACGGCGATCAAATGGAAATAGACCCCAGATTAACAAATCCAGCGGGTGCTGATTCTGGCGATATATCCACGGTGGTCGGCAGTGTATCACTTATCGATTATCAGGTTATAGGTGTCGAACAAGGCACAGGCGAGTTCAGTGCCTTCGTAAAAATCACCTTTGCATCAGGGGTATCAGGGCCAACGAACAACACAATTAAATTCGACGCTAATGGTGCTGGCTTATCAGAAGTAGGCATAGGATTCGTGGGAACAGGTGAATTCTTTGCGACAACTATCACGCAACCTACTGATAGTAATGCGTATGTATACGTCACTGATAATAACAGTGGCGCTCTTGAGACCGCAATTGATGCACTAATTTCTAATGGGCAAGCATTTATACAAACTAAGATATTAGAGCTATCGCATGACTGGCAAGCAATTTCATATGACAAGAATGGACAAGAAAGATTTACCGACAACAAGTTCATTAAGTCGCAGGTAATACCATTCAACGCTCAACCTCTATATCCAGTATTTGCTCTACAGGACTTTGCGAAAATCAACGGCATTGTCATTGAAGAGATAGGCGAAGATGGATTGATTAGAACACATACGCCATCACTTATAACAGAAGCAGATACATATAATACGAATATATCTATAGTCAATAGCGGGGGATCTAATAAAACTGAGACGCCGTGTGCATTCAATTCCGATGAGCAATTGGCTAGTTGTCGTTACGATTCAACCGCACTTAATCCTTTAAGATCAGGTAGTAACCTATACTCGTTTTACGTTGATGCCAATAAGCCCACACTTATGGATCTAACCTCCATCTTCAATGTGGACAGAAAGGGTGTATCTAGAGGACTACTAAATAATAAGGCAATATACTTCACCGCCACAAGTTTAGATGGCAGTCAAGGAAATGTCGAAGCAACTCTTACAGTCAGGGAACAATAATGGCAATTTTTAGAGGTCTTAATATCGCAAAGGGTATGATCGATGTAGACGACCCTCGCATAGCTTTGCGTAACTTGGGATTAAATAGAGCCGATCTCGATTTAATCAGGGGACTGACTCAACCCGGTACCGATGTCACCGTAACAGATTTTCATGCTGTGTCTAAACTAATAGAGCCTCAAAAAACAACACTACAGTCTCTGGCCTCAACCGCAGAAACTACTAATGATGTATTAGAGTCTGTAAGTGATATTAGAGTTCCTATGGACTTCAATATGTCAATAAATTCCCGTATAGCGGGCAGTGCCATCAAGTTTAATTATATAGACTTTAGTGAAGTTGATGGATTGAACTACTGGTCATTAAAGGCATCAGATATATCTACATCAAGACAGTCCTCATGGTCACCAGTTGGCAACGAGCCAACTCCAAGCGATTACATTCTTTACGGCGGTGAAGCTAAAGTTATAGGCGACACTATAGCATTCACGAACCTAGAGACAACGGTTGCTCCTATACCTAAGACGTTCAGGGCTGAAGTTGCAACCCATGTCTTAAAAATAAATAATACGAATGCGGCTGATGCTACAAACACACACCAATTCTTAGCAATGAAAGGCATACCGATAACATGGAATGCATATTTTAGAGATGTTGATCTTGGCGCAGTCATTACGCCTGGAGGAGTCAGTGACTCCGCAGGCTTAGTCCCTATAACATGGAGAATCACGAATACTGACGGAAGTGATTTATCGTATAATTCTGGTGACGGCACGGCTGCGAATCCGGGCAACATAGGCATCGGAACAGAAACTAATCCCGCAATCTATGCATACAGAGACACGTCATCTAAGCCTAGAAGACTTGAATTTTTCTACGATCCATCTAAGGTTCAGAGACTAGATGTAGAGAATACCAATTTAATAGATTGGACTAACATAAGCTTACCCGCACTAAAGATTTTAAATATAGAGGGCAACGACTTCTCTATTATGCCAGAATTTAGAAGTGACGCTACAGTAGCAAAGTCTGGTTACGCTGGTGGCGCAGGTCTTGCTACAGCACTAGAAGAGATTTCGATCACAGGAAACAACTTAGGCTTAACTAGAGCGGCACAATACATAGAAGGCACAAACGGATTCACAGAATCATCGGCGCTCTCAGCAAGTACGGCATCGGCACAGCTAAACAGACTTCCGACAACCATGACAACTATATTCGCTAACGGATGTTTTAGGGATGCCACACCTGTGAATTTAAAAGATTATAAGGCTCTTCGTGACCTCTCTATGGGCGCCACATATCAAAGAGACCTCGTCAGAGCTATGCTCGGTTCGAAGATATCTCCGCAGACATATGATCCTTTAGAAGCGAACACTGGTCTAAGAAGTGTAACCGATCTATGGCCGGTAAGCGGCTCAGTCACAACAATATCTCTGGCGACACTACCTTCAGGGTATGTAGACATTTGGTTCGATGGTGGGACTTCATCGTTAAGTTCTACTAAAATCTACGTCAAATATAATCAGAGAGTTGATCTCTACCCAAGACTTGGCGCTGGCGTAACTGGCTTAACAGACGGAGAGGTCTACATATTCGAAAAGATTGGAGATGGGTCAAGTAACATAGTCAATGTTCTAAATAAAGAAGATACTGCCGCAGTCACAATGTCTACAAGTGGATCTAGTGTAGGAGGACACTCGTTCGTTAAATGTGATGTAGACGGCAATCTCGAATATTATGGCACTGACGGCATATCATATTACTCTACTTACCGACAACCATTCTCTGGTCTGTCGCCTGGTGTATATAGAAGTCCAAACACAACGTATGTTGATATTAGACAGAACGGCACATTCACTAACTCAGAGTATCCTAATTACGATGGTACGAATACTGCCACTAAAGTGAAAAGCTCGACTGATATGGCCATACCAGCATTCAGAAGCTCCAACATCACCGAATTCCAATCAGAATACGGATATCATAATGTTATAGATATGTCAAATAAGATAAATCTAAAGAGATATTCTCAGAAGCACAACTCAACCGACAGTAGATGGCAAACCGCCGAGAGGACCATAGACGGCAAGTTTGATGGATGTACCTCTCTAGAATACTTCAATTTGTATAACCCTAGAAATATGAGGGGCAACTTTAAAACTAATGGAATGTTTCAAGGAAAGGCAAACTTATATTTTATCGACATTAGATGGGGCTATGGCGTCCGTGGAACAATACAAGATGATATATTCTTAGGGTCTAACAATTTAACACATTATTTGAACGCAGGAAGTGATAAGGAATTATACGGTAATGACATTTTCTCTACTAGTGGTGCCGTAAATCATCGAGGACAGGCTTTCGCAAACTCTCAAAGACTACAGTATCTATATTCATACCAGCATTGGAGATCATCTGGAACTATTGTTCATCCTACGAACGCTGACTATAATTTAAACCTAACTAACTGTAAAAATCTCAAACAGATATATCTAGCGGCTAACGATCTCAGAGGCACTTTACCTGATTTTGCTGCCAATCAAAAACTCGAATACTTAGACCTCAGAGAGAACGCTAGATTAAAGGATTTAATATGGGTACAGGCAGAGCAGACATACACTATAATAAGCCTTTATGGAGACGCTACCACTAATACAGCATCCAAACTTCAGTGGGAACAAATTGGTTGGGTAGACGGGGGAACTGATCCAATAACAGGTGTAAATCACGGTGCGAATCCTACAGTGGGAGATTCGTTTGTTGCACAAGCCATCAATCCTAAAACAGTACAGCTCGACGCTAGTAAGAGATATATGATAAGAAAGGTAGGCACACACACTGAGTCTGAATGGCATGCCATAATGAATGGCAGTCCTAGCATATATCCAGGCAGAACCTTTACTGCCAACGCCGCTGCTGTTATAGGTGGCTCTAACTCAGGCGCTGAGGTTATGCCATACGCAAAAGACAGAATTTTGAGTAGAGGTCTAACGGGGACATTCCCCATACTTACTCATCCAAAGCTTAAGACAATAAAGATGAATGTTAATTCATTTAGCGGTCAATTTCCTGCGCAGGAATTGCCCAAGCTTCAAACGTTATGGCTAAACGATAATGAATTCAGCGAATTAATTCCAGATTTCTCTAATACGCCATCGCTGAAAAACCTGAGAATGCAAAATAATAAATTAAATGGATATAGCGCAGGCTCTCTTAGATACTGTTTAGTAATGAGGGATTTAGACTTCAGCAATAACAATCTTCGTGCCTCGACTGCAACAGAGTTGATATACGATCTATATGAAAACTACCAAGCTAGACCTAGAGGTGGCGTAACATTGAATTTCTTGGGACAGAGCCGCTCAGATGGCTTAGATACATTATCTCAAGCTGCTGTAGATGATGACGACACAGATGGCATAGCTTCATCCTCAAACAAGCTAGCCGCTCTCAGATCAAACGGCTGGACAATACTTTTAGACTAAGGAAACTAGCATGGCACAAGGCTTTGTCAAAAACTTAAATTTAGTAGAGAGTGGCTCTGCATCTTCTGACAGAAGTATATTGGACAATCTTGGTGGAACTAATATTCACCAAGATATTCTGTTGTTTGACGGAAACGGCAACTTTAAGAGTGAACTAGCGAATGATCCAAACGCCCTTGCCGCTACAAATACCGCATTCGGATCATTTGTGTCCACTAAGTCTTATAAGATATTTGATCTAGGAACATCTAGAAACTGGACGGGAATAGGCGCAGACGCTTCACCCGCAGTAGGAGAGGTGTTTCAGGCGACTGGCCAAGGTGATATTAGTACGGGCACTGATGGTGTGGCTACAGAGATTCAGCCACAAGTAGACTTTCAGAATATTGACGATCCGGTTGATGGACACACCATAGTTGTCATAGGACAAAATAAAGTAGGGTACGCTAACGGCACAGCAATATCTATAGACGAGGGTACCACTTATCCATACATAGTATCTAACTCTAATGCCTTAGACCGATTTCAGTTGCTCGATTCGAGCAACAATGTTGTTAATCTAGCTAGTGTTGCTACCATCTCAAACGTATCGCTAACTAGAGACGATGTAGTTAGCATTGACAATTTAAAAAACTTAAATCCAGTGCTGTTGCTAACAGACGACAGTGGTGGTGGTGGACTAGTTAGTCCTGAGAGTGTTGATGGCACCGATGATGTCGTCGATAATGGATATGATACGTTTGAGCAAACTGCATATATATCAAATATAATATCCAAGATTGCCTTCAAGAAAACTCGTGTTCCTCTAACATACTTAGACAGTGCATTCACTGAACCTGTTAGGATTAAAGGTCAAGTTAGTATAACAAACAGCAATAATCTAGAGGTAGGTTATCCTAGAACGATAACCACCGCACTAGTCACTAATGAGCAGTACAAGATAATTGACAAAGGCGACACTATTGATGCTGACTGGACTCACATTGGAGCAGACGCTTCACCCGCAGTAGGAGAAATCTTCACTGCCAACGGAGCAACTACACAAGCAGACGGTACTGCTATATCTGGTATAGGCTCTGGTACTGTAAAAGCTGTTAATCCGCCAGGACTATTCATATTAAACGGCGCAACTGGTCAGGAAGTTCGAGCGTTCTCTGGATCTGATAATCCTTGGGAGGAAGTTGCTGCTGGAGATAGTATAACCGGTTCTGCCGCACTAAGAACAACATCAAATAATGCTCAGATATCTAAACTCACAATCAGCTCTACTGGCGCAACCCCTGTCCTAATTAAAACGGACGGAGCAGCAACTCTTGATATTGTCGATCTAGTAGTAAGTGAGTCGAATCCCACGTATACACATAAGTTACCCATACTAGTTAACGGAGAACAGTTCTACTTACTAGTTAAAGATTAAGTTAATGTATTATCATTGACCAGAATCTTATAAGTATTTCCGTTAAATGTTATAGGAACATACTTATCTGAAACAGAATTCGGATCACTGAATGGATTAGTAGCTAGACTTACCACATTAGATGTAGCCACATCAGCGCCCAGTTCTCGAAATATTAGACCCTCTGTAATCAAATCTGGGTTTCCACTAGGAGTAGCTAGACCTTCACTTGTACTTGTCCAAGGAGGAGCAGTGTTTAATGGAATAATACAATACTCTCTATTCTTATATTTACCAGCGTTTGTATCAGACATAAGAACTACAGTGGTTCCCGTCTCAATCGGTGCAGTTATATTTCTATCAAGAGTTATATATGTACCAGTAGCATCGGTGCCAGAACCAGTCACGAGTGTAGCATTCGTAGAGGAATTATTCGAAGATTGGTCTATCACGGGTGAAGCCGAATTCGAACCAACATAGTATGCGACATCATTAACCATATCGGCACCTCGGCTAATATCGCTAACATATATTTTCTGTGGTGTCGCTATCGGAGAGGCTACATTAACCTCTAGTCCATATGCGCCCTCACACTCACTTTTAGCAGATATGTCGTTCAGTCCTCTAGAGGCATACACAATCGCAATACCATCGCCAGATATCATATCCGCACTATCTTTGGGATGAACGGCTACGACAACTGAAGCCTGTGTACTAGTAGAACTTATCGAATTCACTTTGAGTGGATAATTATGTGCTGGTAGGCTGCCCGCCGCTCCCGTAAACGTGACAGTATGGACCAGATCGCCCACAGAAACTAGAGACGTATCCTTGTCCATTGCGCCAGTTCCAGTGTCTAGTTTACGAAGCAGACACTCATTAGTGGCTGTAGGAGCATCTTTCTTATAGATACCTATTAGTCCACGATTTTTTACCAGTATTAGATAGTGTGTTTGTTCAAGAGCTAAGCCCATTAATGTGCCATAATTCTTTGAGACGTAAGCTTTACTGCCAGCAGGAAGGTATTCTATCTGAAACGCATATGCCTTCGATGCCGCATTTGCCCAGTTTGTGGTAAACGCAGGAACAGCAACAATCCAGTCGCCCTTTTGTGATCCACTAAACGTGCTGCCGTCTAGTACATCATCTAGAACACCATCCTCAACCAACTTAACATCGTCTGCCGGCACGGTATCACTTGCTGTGTTATAACCAGTTATAACATCTTGGGTATTTTGACTTGGAGTGTACTCAAGAGATAACACATCATCAACAGTCAACTTTGCGCCGGACTCTTGCTTTAATATATTCGCTCTATTTTCATTAAAGTATGGAAAACTGTATTTGCCATATACATCAGTTGAGCCATCATTTTTATAAAAATACTGAAATCCTAGACTCTCGCCTCCCCCTATATCTGAGAACAGCTTACTGGGATACTGTAGACCTTGTCCCAAACTAGGCCAATATGTACTAATTCTAACTCTTCTCCTTTCAGATAAAGCAGTTCTGGTGAAGTAAAAAATCTCTGAGTTAATTCTCTCATCGAATAGATCATACTCAAAAGTTTGGATCGATCCGCTAGTGTCTTCGGTGCCTACGTCCTGATCTAACTCCGCATAGTAAGTGAACGTTCCATCACCATTAGAAGTCCTATAGACTCGTGTCACCTCAGCCCGTATATCATTTATAACGATATCCATTCCATTACAAACCCTCTTATAATCATCTTCATCGGTAAATTCGATTAGAGTATTTTGGTCGCTCAGTGTCCACTTGATTTCGCTAAACGTCTTAATAGTCTCTGTGGTAACAGCTTTCAATAGGGACCAGTTATTCTCACTTCCGTCGTCTACCCGATCCTCTTCTATAATATAGAAACCTGTAGACTCGACCTGTATATCCCATTGCCCGCTCAGATATCCTGTCCACTGAATTCCACCAAAAGTGTTAGTGAAGCTTGGATGAATCTTTCCAGATAGGTTGAATTTTCCGTTTGTCCAGAATTCCTCAGGACCCACTATCGAAGTTAGTGAAGCGTCTACCTTTGTGGTGAACAACTGATTCGAGGTTAGAGCATTTGCGTTTGCTGTGCCCGAGTTACCATTAGGCAATGTGACATTTCTACACGCCGCAGCGTTGTGATTTCCATCACCAACAGCATCAGAAACAGTGACCGCACAAGTGAATATGCTGCCTATAGCGTATGTCACATTAGTAGTACCAGCTATATCGTTCCACCCGTTTTGGTTAATGTTCGCCAGCACTTCTATTCTATATCTGTTTCCTACAGTTAAATCCTGTGCGCCACCACCCTGGGTGTCGCCTGGATCACAAGCTATAATGCTGCCTACATTGTCAGTAGTATTTGCATTTAATCTATCTGATGGAATGAATGTAGCATCGGGACCAGTGCCGCCGTCAACCCAAGGCGGATCTCCAAGGATTGTCTTAAAGTTGGTAATATAATCTTGAATAGTCACACGAGGCTCAACATCTATCAGTGTGCCGCTAGTCGAGGTAGCCCGTAGAGTATTTCCAGCAAGATTCAATAATTCCGAAGATTGTCCGGATACAGTTAGATTATTAGCCAATCCGGTCTCTGCGAGTCCTATTAAGGGAAACAAATCTGATGATGTGAATCCCAAAGGGTTACCGTCACTATCTACCTGGGCAGATATATCGTTAAGTATGTTATCTAATGCAGCCGATGGATCTGAAAGATCAGATAGATTCTTGTCTGCTCTTGCACCAAATTTTAAGTACTTTGTTGTTGACATAATTCTTCCAATTAGTTCATATAGGGTTGTTCTATTATTTATAAATAACTGTAGTATCTATTGGAGAAAAAAGATGGCAATTAAAGCAAATATAACAATCGATCAAGGAGCAGACTTTAGTGCTACTATCGACGTAAAGGCCGCAGACGGGTCAGTATTCAGTCTGGCAAGTCATACAGCACTAGGACAAATGCGAAAGAACTACTCATCGTCCACTTCTGCCGCAAGTTTCGTATGCACAGATAATGGAGCCTTAGGTCAAATCACGATCAAACTACCTAATGCATCCGTTCTCACAGACGGCGTAGTTACACAAGTTGGAACAGCGGACCTAGAGCCTGGTAGATATCTATATGATATAGAAATCACAGATAGTGGTGATCCTGCTATAATAACTCGTGTTGTGCAGGGCACAGTCACAGTGACCGCAGGGATGACTAGAGCATAATGAATGATGAAGAGTTAACAGCAAGCCTGAGCATCGATGACTCTTTATCGGTCTCTGTCAGTAGCTTCTCACAGAATCTAAACGCTAATCTGAATCCAGATGGCAGTTTAGTAGTGGAAAAGTTTCAGATAGATCCTGCTAACTTCACACTAGGCAACCTATCTAATGTTGCGATAACTAGTCCAGTTGATGACGCATATCTCTACTATGATCTATCCACAACATCTTGGAAAAACTCAGCAACTTCACTAGACGACAAAATAGACAATCAAACACCTGAAATATATCCATTCAAGAGAGAGTTCGGTTTTGGAGACTATCCTGGTGGCGGTAAAGCATTAACAAGCACCTACACAGGCTTCGGAACATCTACATTTCAGTACTTGGGTATACCTGCACCAAAGGGTGGCCCAAAAAGACAAAGAGTTAGAGTAACGCTAAGATTCTATGTTAATGTTACTGGTACTCTCGGTGTCGGAAATACTGCAAGATATACGATACGAGATCAGATCAGATATGTTTCGAACCCTACGGCCAGTAGACAGTTTGTGACTACACTCGTAAACGCAGATCCAGACTCTGGATATTTTCCATCATTCGGAAAGAGAGCGAACATTGCTGGCAATCAAACAGAGTTTATATCTCCGCACGGCAGCATATCTCTAGCAGCCACAGGAACAACAGTGTTTCCCTTAGATGCCGTGTGGTATGACGCAGGATCTGATACGACGATAATATCATATCTTGATTTCTCTAATACGTTTGTATCTGGCGACACTATATATTATAGTGACTCTGCATTCTTAGCGGGTAATGGATCGCCATTGGTCACTGTCGAGAATACGCCAAGATCAGCAACTCTTTCATCTTTCTTAGGACAAAATCAAGATGGAGCATACACACAAACGATATCAACAGAGGAATTCGTTGAACATCATTACGATATAACTCTACCTCTAACATCATTAGCCAGACAGATTCAGATTAGAACGAAACTGGAAGAAACTCCAAATAGCCAGTTAAGCTCGAATATACAAATACAAAAAATCTTCGGATCAGTGGAGAACTTCTAATGGCATACAAATACTACCTTAAATACGAGAAGAATAATGGTGAAGTTCAAGTCATAGACAGTGGCTACCCCACAAGCGGTGGTAGTACTACACTAGATACTGCCATAGCACATATAAATAGTACGATAGCTTTCTACATAGCAGATAACGGTACACTACAAACCGACGATACATCCTATAGATTTGCTATGATCTCTCTAGCTATACCTAATCCTCTAACAGAAGGCTATTACGTATATAAAACAGAAGATTGGATAGTCGTTGACCTGAAGCCACTTGAGACTATAGCTACTAGATAGTAATCGTCGCTTATAAATACTATAATCAATATTATAATTAGGAAAGAGACATGGCACAGCCGACAACAAAAACGCAATTCAAAGAATGGTGCTTAAGAAAATTAGGTAAGCCCGTCATTGAGATAAACGTCGATCAAGACCAAGTTGATGATCGTATTGAAGAAGCACTTCAATTCTACTACGACTACCACTTCGATGGCGTCGAGAAGACTTACGTTAAGCATCAGGTAACAAACTCCTTCATAGAGTTCGCAGCTCTCGCTGAAGGCGACTTTGCAGTAGGAGATGTCGTATCTGAGGTAGACGCAGCGGACGGTAATGCGGCTGCTACTGCTCAAATGCTTGTCGGTGCTATAGACCTGACTGCAAACAGACTATACTTTAAAAAGCCTAGCTCTGGAACATTTACCGTAGCAAAGAATGTCACAAGTGAAACGTATCAGACTAAAATCGGTGATGGTGCAGTAAAAGAAGTAACAGCAATACATCAAGGATCGTTTGAGCTTGAATATATTCCCGTTCCTGAAAATATTATCGGAGCAGTTAACGTATTCACTCCAAACTCTACAACATCGATAGGATCTGGCATATTTAATGCGAAGTATCATTTCATACTAGAAAATCTTCACAATATAGTTAGCTCTGAGTTAATAACCTTTCAAATGGCAATGTCACACCTACAGCTAATGGAAGAGCTTCTCGTTGGTGCAGTTCCCATGCGATATAATAGACATCAAGACAGAATAAACTTAGATATGGACTGGAACACACTTGTTGTCGGCCAATACATCGTCATTGAAGCATACTCAATTGTCGATCCTGCAACATACTCTGATGTTTGGAAAGATCGTTTTCTACAGAATTATGCTACAGCAAAAATCAAGTATCAGTGGGGTTCGAACCTTACCAAGTTTAACGGCATGACCCTACCCGGCAATGTTCAGTTCAATGGTGAACAAATTTTAAACGATGCTAGAGAAGAGATACAGAAGCTAGAAGAAGAGATGTATAACAGCTATTCTCTACCCTCAGTCGATATGATAGGATAAAAAAGTGGCTAAAAATTATTATTTTGAGAACTTTGAAAACTCGATGGAGCAAAACCTCGTCGAGGACCTGGTCATCGAGTCGATTCGAATCTACGGCATGGACGTTTGGTACATACCTAGAACCCTAGTTGGAAAAGATGATATTCTCAACGAAGACGATATCTCGACATTCAATGATGCGTACATGGCAGAAATGTATGTGAAGAGTGTTGATGGATTTGAAGGTGAGGGAGACTTCCTATCTAAGTTTGGACTTCAGATTCGTGACTCGATTACAATGACGATTGCTCAAAGAACATATGAATCAGAGATCGGATCAAACGAAGAAAACACCAGACCGCTTGAGGGCGATCTGATCTATCTTCCTTTGAACAAGAAGATATTCGAGATTCAGCACGTCGAGCATGAGTCTATCTTCTATCAGATGGGATCACTGCAAACATACGATCTTCGTGCTGAGTTATTCGAGTTCAGTGGTGAAAGATTCTCCACCGGTCATAAGTTCATCGATGACGAGTTCAAGAATGTTAATATATTCGAGAGTCTTGTGGTTGCAGACAACTCATTCACGGTTCAAGTCAATGATGGATATGCATTCTATATCAAGCAGTCTAGTGCATCTGGTGACGTATTACCAGCTTACACATTAGAGCTTAATGAGGGCATAGAATATACATTCGATCAGTCTCACGCATCTAATCACATTTACTTGGATAGTGCTGTAGAGTTGGGAATATACAACAACGGCACTACAACTTTAGCGAATGGATATAATCAGACTACGAAGAAGTTTACGCCGGTAGCGAGTGGTACATATGAGTACAAAGCACTAAATGGAGCAAGTAGACAGAATGATCTATTCTTTACCAGCAGACTAGCAGACGGAATACCCAGTAATACTTGGCAACAAACATCCGTAGCTGGTTCAGCCATTAATGTTGATCCAATCGGTGGCAATAATGCTAATACATATACATTCCAAGCAACAAACTCTGGCTCGTTGAGTCAAGCAGTATCCATATCTCCGAGCGGTCGATACTTCACCGCATCAATATATGTTAAGAGTGCTACAGCGGGCATGAAGCTACGTATCGATAACTCCGCTAACGATGCTCTAGGAGCAGAAGTTGACATTCCTCAGTCTAGTGAATGGCAGAGAGTTTCTGTCCAGGCATCATTCGGCGCTAACATCTCAACACCTAGAGTATCTATAGTGAATACATCAGGAACAGAGAATATAACTTCAGTTCAATTATGGGGCGCTATGCTACAAAGTGCCCTCGGGACATTAGAAGCACTTGGTAACTATCAACCAGTCGGCTCCACATTCAGCGCAACTGATATTAGAATCACTGGTGGTGAAGCGAAAGTTATTGTGTCGAGAGATGCGCTATCAGACAACACAGCACTCGAAAGCTTTATCGATAAGAATACAGGTGTTGCATCTGACAACATAATCGACTTCAGTCAAAGTAATCCATTCGGTGAGGATACATTCTAATGTACGGTAATCATTTTTATAACGAATCTACTAGACGATATGTTGCTGTTTTTGGCACGATGTTTAACGACATAGAGATCACTAGAAAGGACAACGCAGGCACAGCAATACAGAAGATGGTCGTGCCTATTAACTATGCACCCATGCAGAAGATGCTCGCTAAACTAGAGCAAGATCCCAACTTAGATGCTCCTGCTATGACTCTACCTAGAATGTCATTTGAAATTAGTGGCATGACATACAGTGCAGAGAGAAAGCTAGGTAGCTTGAATAAAACGGTCTCAGGAACGACTTCATCAGGCACACTACAGACTATGTTTTCACCTGCTCCATATGATATCGAGTTTCAACTTAATATCATGACAAAGTACAATGAAGATGGTATGAAGATTCTTGAACAGATACTACCGTACTTTAAGCCAGATTGTACCGTAAGTGTTAAGACGATAGATGCTATTAACAAGTATGTTGATATTCCTATTGTCCTGAATAGCGTATCTCAAGAAGACACCTATGAATCAGACTTTCAGACAAGACGAGCATTGGTCTGGACACTGAACTTTACAATGAAGGCATTCTTCTATGGGCCAGTGACAGAGAAGAAGAGAATCAAGTTTGTTGACGTTGACTTATATCCGTCACTAGTAGATAGTGAGGGTGGGGAGCAAATAACTGTTCAGGTTGAGACTATACCTGTGACAGCAACTGCTAGTTCTACTGTACTGGAATCTGGTAAACAATACAAGATATATGATTTTGGAACCAGTACTCAAGCCGATTGGAATACATATCTTACTGGATCATCCCTTACAGGAAACGTATATAAACTTGGTGACATATTCACAGCGAATGGTAATTCCATACCATCCTTTTCTCAAGTAACTCCGGTTCCAACCAACGGAGAAGAGTGGGAGTATATTGTGCAGATAGTAGACGGAGATGGAACAGAGGACGAAAGTTAATATTATGATTGATGAGATAGGTAAAAGTTTAGGACTTGAGCCTCTGGATGATGTAGTTGAAGGGAAAGTAATTGAACGAGTAGAAGTTCCCACTGACAACAAGATAGACAAAGATTATGAATATGCTAGAAGCAACTTTTATAATGTAATCGAGTCTGGAACAGAGGCGTTAGAGCAGATGCTCGACGTGGCAAAGGCATCCGAGCACCCAAGAGCATATGAGGTTGTTTCAACAATCATGAAGACGCTTGTTGACGCAAACAAAGACCTCGTTAAGATGTCTACAGATAAAATCAAAGCTGAATCTGAGATTGGTGGTGGAGAAGTACCTAAAGGCTTAACGACGAATAATAATCTATTCGTAGGCTCCACGAACGAGCTACAGCAACTACTAAAGGACATGAAAACTAAAGATGTCTAAGTTGCTAGAACGAGGCTATAATGGTAACGCCAACCTAAAGAGAAAGGGTACTCCTATTGAGTTTACTCAGGATATGGTTGGAGAGTTCATTAAATGCGCTCAAGATCCAGTATACTTCTCAGAGAAATACATTCAAATTGTACACGTTGACCACGGTCTTATTCCAATCAAGATGTACGATTATCAGAAAGAGATTGTCGAAAAGATAACCAATAATCGAAGAGTAGCTGTAGTAACCTCACGACAAGCAGGTAAGACTACAACTGCGGTTGCAGTTATATTACACTACGTATTATTCAACGACCACAAGACTTGTGCTCTACTCGCCAACAAAGGCGATGCTGCTCGTGAGATTCTAGATCGAATCAAGATAGCATATGAAGCATTACCTAAGTGGCTACAACAGGGCGTGATCGAATGGAACAAAGGTTCTGTTGAGTTTGAAAACGGATGTAAGATTATTGCTGGCTCAACTTCATCAAGTGCTATTCGTGGTAAATCTATATCATTCCTATACATAGATGAAACAGCTTTTGTTGAGAACTGGGACGAGTTCTTTGCTTCAGTATTCCCAACAATATCATCTGGTAAAACTACAAAGATGTTGTACACATCTACACCAAACGGACTGAATCATTTCTATAAGACTTGCATAGGTGCGAAAGAAGATACTAATGGCTTTGAGTATGTTGAAGTGCCTTGGCAAAGAGTGCCTGGTCGTGACGAGAAGTGGAGAAAAGACACACTTGCCGCAATGGAAGGCGATACACAGAAGTTCTCACAAGAATTTGAGTGTGGATTTCTAGGATCATCAGGTACACTTATCGAGGGAGGAAAGCTAAAGAGCTTAGTAGCTAGAAATCCTCTTGCTCAAACACAGCATATGAAAGTGTATGAAAGACCAGTGAAAGATCACACATACTGCTGTATCGTGGATGTCGCCAGAGGCAAAGGATTAGATTACTCAGCATTTCAGATTATCGATGTTACAGAGATGCCGTATAGACAGGTTTGTGTATTTAAAGATAATATGATAACGCCTATCGACTACGCTGAAATCATATATAGAAGTATAAAGAGTTATAATGAGGCTTACACATTAGTGGAAGTCAATGATATAGGTGAGCAAGTCTCAGAAGTATTGCATTACGAATTTGAGGTAGAGACACTCATGTTCACAGAGTCCGCAGGTAGATCAGGTAAAAGAATATCTACAGGATTCTCAAAGAAAGCAGATAAAGGTATTCGAACAACAAAGGCAGTCAAGGCAGTCGGATGCAATATGCTCAAGATGTTAGTTGAACAAGATCAACTGATATTGAATGACTTTGACACAATAAACGAACTATCTACATTTTCTAGAAAAGCTAATTCTTATGAAGCAGAATCTGGTTGCCATGACGATTTAGTTATGGGATTAGTGCTATTTGCTTGGATGACAGATCAAATGTTCTTCAAAGAAATCACTAACATAAACACAGTAAATGCGCTCAGACAGAGAAATGAAGAGGAGCTGGCTGAAAGTATGATGCCCATCGGATTCAACGCATATGACACAGATACAGCCTCTCCTACACTGACCTCGGTATCGGATGACGATAATAGCTGGCTTCAATAGCTAAGTTCTGTTTATTATAAATATAGAAATAGAAAATAAAACAAGTTTGTAACTTACAAAATTAACAAGGAGAAATCAACAATGGCCTTTCAAACAAGTCCAGGTATTAACGTAAGCGAAATCGATCTTACAAATAGCACTCCAGCTGTTGGAACAACCGAAGGCGCAATCGCAGGCGTATTTCGATGGGGTCCTACAAACGAGAGAGTTTTAATCACTTCAGAGCAAGAGCTAGTTAGTCGTTTTGGTGCACCATCAACTAGGTACACTAACTCGCCAGCTAACACACTAACATGGACAAACCATGAAACATTTTTAACTGCCGCTAACTTCTTAGGATATAGTGATGCACTTTATGTGGTTCGTGCAGACGCCGTCGGCTTAGTAGCAGCTACCGAAACATTCGAAAACTTTACAGCGAAGTATAAGGGCGAGCTAGGTAACTCAATAGCAGTGTCTCACTGTGTTAACGGATCATTTGATGCAGCGGCATCTGTAGGTACATTAGCAATTGATTCCAGTAGCGCATCAGGAGTAATCAACGGATTAACTAAGGCGGAAGCAGACGCAATTTTAGTAGGAGATTCTATTACTCCCACTCATGCCACATCAAACAAGCAGCGTCTTACGATTTCCACAGTATCGGTTGGTGGAGGTGACGGCACACCAGATGCAGTTATCAATTTAGATGCAGATGTTGATCTTGATGCAACTGCGGCCTACAGTGCTTCAGGTATCATCACAGAATTAGAAGATGGTGTTACATCAGTACAGTCTAGTGTTATTTCACTTGGTAGTGATAACGCTATTGAAACTGGTGATGCTGTTAAAATCGATCTTAATGGTTTTAGCACAACAACAGTAACATTTGCAGATGCAACTACAGGATCACTAGTAGACGAGCAAACTTACTTTGCAATCAGAGTAAATGACGGTACAGATACTCTTGCCGACAGGGGTAAACTACTGGATGGCGGAACTACAGGAACAATTAAATTAGCATTAACTTATGCTGATGCGATTAATCACACTGATGACGCACCTAAAAACATCAAGTTTATTGGTAAACCTACTGCTGATGATTCTGTATATAAGCTTTACCGATACGATAAAGTGTTATTAAACGTTACTTTCACTAGTAGATATACAGGTCACACCTCTCTAACTTCTTCTAATGGAGCATTCACTACTCAGTGGGGCGATGCAGACTTATTTGATGCTCAGCCTACTTTAGGCAAAGCTCACGTTGTAGTCAAAGACGCTGATGGTAAAATCACAGGCACAGTAGGCTCTATCATCGAAAAATTCGATGATCTTTCAATGACGCCTGGCACCAAGAGCTTTGATGGAACATCCAGCTTCATCACTGACGTACTTGAGGCATCTTCTAATTGGATTAAATTGAGTGTCGTTAACTCTACGCTAACTGGACATAAATCTCAGCAGGTATTAACAACTGGCGCTGACGGTTCAGACGAAGACGATGTTACTCTAGGCGATCTGGCTACAGCATACGATCTATTCAGCGATGCGTCAGATGTAGATATCTCGTTTGTATTACAAGGTAAAGCTAAAACTCATGCTCTCGCAAACTACATTATCGATAATATCGCTGAAGTCCGTAGAGACTGTGTAGCGTTCGTATCTCCTGAATTGACTGACCTAACTCCACAAGATATCGTAGATTGGGCAGCTTCCGTAACCGCAAGCAGCTATGCTGTCTTGGATAGCGGCTACAAGTACCAATATGACAAGTATGGTGATGTATATCGTTGGGTTCCATTGAATGGCGACATCGCTGGACTATGTGCTAGAACAGACGATCTAAGAGATCCTTGGTTCTCTCCTGCTGGATACAATCGAGGCAACGTTAAGAATGTTGTTAAGCTACGAGTCAATCCTAACAAAGCTCAAAGAGACTTGTTGTACAAGAATGGGATTAACCCAGTTATCACTCAGCCTGGTCAAGGTACAGTGTTATTTGGCGACAAGACTTATTCGGGCATATCAAGCGCATTTGATAGAATCAATGTTCGTAGATTGTTCATCGTTCTTGAGAAGACTATCAGTCAAGCAGCTAAATCAACATTATTTGAGTTTAACGATGAGTTCACTAGAGCCACATTTGTTAACTTAGTTGAACCGTTCCTTAGAGACGTTCAAGGTAGACGTGGCATATATGACTTTAAAGTAGTTTGTGATACATCAAACAACACAGGTCAAGTGATTGACACTAACCAATTTGTTGGCGATATTTATATCAAGCCAGCACGTTCTATCAACTTCATCCAGTTGAACTTTGTCGCTGTTAGATCAGGCGTAGAGTTCTCTGAGATCGTTGGTGCGGCTTAATAAATAATACAACAAACAAGGAGAAATAAACAATGGCTTTCAACATCAATGAAATTAAAAGCCAACTGACCTTCGGGGGTGCCAAAGCATCCCTGTTCCAAGTAGCGATTACAAATCCTATTAATGGAGCAGGCGATCTTAAAACACCGTTTATGGTGCAAGCGGCAGCGATTCCAGAAGCGACAATTGGAACAATCGAGATTCCATACTTTGGCCGTAAGGTTAAAGTTGCAGGTGACAGAACATTCGCTGAATGGACTGTAACTATCATCAATGATGAAGACTTCCTTATTCGTAATGCTATGGAAGAATGGATGTCTGCAATCAACTCTCATCAGGGTAATGTGTCTCAAGCTCTAACCGCATCTGAATATAAAGCTCAGGCGCAAATTACTCAGTACTCAAAGTCTGGTGCGGGACTAAGAACATACAACTTTAACGGGTTGTTTCCAACTAGCATAGCTGCAATCACCACAGACTGGGGCACAACTGATGACATCGAGCGATTCGACGTTACTTTCCAGTACGATTGGTGGAATGTCTCTGGTGGTATCACCGGTGACGGCGGCACAAACGTATAAACTTGATAACTATAATATGGGGAGAGTACCCCTCTCCCCTAATTAAAGGATAAACTATGGCTGAATTATTTGGATTTTCTATAAAGCGTAAAGGCTCGGAAGAGAATATTAATATTCCTTCTTTCGTGCAAGCTAATACTGACGATGGCTCTATTGATATAGCAGCTACCGGTACGGCTGCTAGTAGCTATTTAGACCTAGCAGGAACAGCACGATCAGAAGCAGAAATTGTACAGAAATATAGGTCTATGCTAGAGCAACCAGAGATTTCGCAAGCGGTTGATGATATTGTGAATGAGGCTATCAGCATAGCGTCTGATCAAAAAGTAGTCGAATGTGTTACAGATGACGTTGATCAGCCAGATAATATTAAGAAAAGAATTAGAGAAGAGTTTGATACGGTTCTTAGACTTCTAGACTTTTCTTCTACTGGATATGATACGTTTCAAAAGTGGTATGTTGACGGAAGAATAAACTATCACGTTATGATTGATGTAAAGCAGCCCAAGAAAGGCATTCAAGAGTTGCGCTATATTGATCCAAGAAAGATTCGCAAAGTTAGAGAGTTTGATGATAAGTCCCAGACTGGCAACGGTCAAGACAACAGATTTCTGACAAAGCAGGTCAAGAATGAGTACTATATCTATAGCGAAAAGGGATTCCTCAGTAGCGTTAGTGGTTCTCAGTCTACACAGCAAGGAGAGTTAGCAGGACTTAAGATAGCAACAGACTCAATAGTTCACGCTAATTCCGGTCTACTGAATGAGTCTAACACACTTATCATCTCTAACTTGCATAAGGCAATGAAGCCTTTGAATCAGTTGAGAATGATGGAAGATGCTGTAGTTATCTATAGAATATCTAGAGCACCAGAACGAAGAATTTTCTATATCGATGTGGGTAATCTGCCTAAGATGAAAGCAGAGCAATATCTACGAGATATGATGACTAAGCATAAGAATCGCTTGGTTTATGATGCCGCTACAGGTGACGTTAAAGATGATCGCAGACATATGAGTATGACTGACGATTTCTGGTTACCTAGAAGAGAGGGTGGAAAGGGTACTGAGATCACTACATTGCCCGGTGGACAGAATCTAGGTGAACTAGATGACGTACTATACTTCCAGAAGAGATTGTTTAAGTCTCTTAATGTGCCCATCTCTCGTATGGAATCAGACGCAGGATTCTCTTTAGGTAGAGCAACAGAAATATCTAGAGATGAGATTAAGTTTAGTAAGTTTATCAACAGACTGAGATCACGATTCTCATCGCTTTTTGATAAAATTCTTGAGAAGCAATTGATACTTAAAGGAATCATTACACCTGAAGAGTGGGCGGACATTCAAGCTTCTGTCAGATATGATTTCATGCAAGACAACTACTTTGAAGAGTTAAAGGAAAGTGAAGTCTTGAGGGAAAGATTAAATCTTTTACGAGACATTGACGATTACGTTGGCAAGTACTACTCCGCAGAATGGGTAAGAAAGAATGTTCTCATGATGAACGAGGACGAGATCGAGAATATGCGGGATCAGATTCAGCAAGACGACGAAGACTCGGAAGACGCAGAAGACGACATCGCGGATGACGAGTTCTAAGTAGCAATTATATAAAATATAAATAAACCTATAAGTAAGGAGATAGACATGAGTGTTAGTGATTTGATTAAGAGTGCGATGGATAAAGATGCAGGTACATTTGAGTCCTCGTTCAATAACATTATGGCAGATAAAATGGCAACAGCTATCGAAACAAAATATGACTCTATGTTTGGAGCTTCAGCAGAAGCAAATGCAAATGTAGAAGTAGATACCGAATAACAAGGGAATAAAAATGAAATCTTTCAAGCAGTTTACAGTAGAAGCAACTAGTCGCCTCGATCAAGTGCAGGATTTAGGCGACAACTCTTCTCCAGAAAAAGAAAAGAGTTTTATTGACAAGCATCTTGTAGACATTAAACCTCTTCCAGATGGCTATGAGCAGGCAGAACCCCTTGATCTATCTGGAAATCGTTTAGCCGATTTTGAGAAAGATGGTGGTCAAGAAGTATATGAAGCAGTGGAATTCACTGAAGAAGAGATGACTGACGCTCAGAAAGCAAAGAAAGAAGAGATTGTTAAAGAACTCAAAAAGAAAATGTCTGAGTTCAAAGATCGTTACGGTGATCGTGCTGTCGATGTTATGTATGCAACTGCTACTAAGATGGCAATGAAAGATGACGAAGAAGAAGAAGTCGAAGAGTCTTACAAAGAAGGCTACTACTCAGAAGGCGTTATTGCTGATCTAGAGAAGATCGTTAAAACTAAGAGCATGGGCGAAGTCAAGTTCAAAGATGGCAAGAAGCAGAAGATCGATCTCTTCTCAGCATCTGCTGTGCTTAATGCGTACAAATCGTTAAATTCAGTTAACAAGAAAAAAGTTGAAGGTATGTTATCTGACAAGAAACAGTTTACTCGATTCGTATCTTTCGCAATGCAAGCGGCTTAACACAGGACTAAACATATGAGCTTATTAATCAAAGAAATCGTTGAAGACGTAGAGTATATCACAGAAGCCAAAGAAGATGGTACTAAGCAGTACTTCATCGAAGGCATCATTATGCAAGGTGACATCAAGAACCGTAATGGTCGTATGTATCCTAAAGAGATCCTTGCTAAAGAAGTTAAGAGATATAACGAAACTTACGTTGAAAAAAACAGAGCATATGGTGAGTTAGGTCACCCCGCAGGTCCAACGATTAATCTTGATCGTGTATCTCATATGTTCACAGAGTTAAGACAAGACGGTTCAAACATCGTTGGTCGTGCTAAAGTAATGGACACGCCAATGGGTAAGATCGTTCAGAACATCATGGATGCAGATGGTACTTTAGGTATTTCATCTCGTGGCATGGGTTCAATCAAACAGAATAAGAGTGGTATCATGGAAGTCCAGAGTGACTTTATGTTAGCTACCGCAGGGGATATTGTAGCCGATCCATCAGCACCAGACGCTTTCGTTAAGGGAGTTATGGAAGGTGTAGATTGGATTTACGATGTAGCTTCTTCTTCATGGGAAGTGGCGAACACATTTGACGAAATCGAAGAAGAGATCAAACAGACTGCAAAAGTCTCTACAGCAGAATTAGAGATCAAAGCAGCCGCATTGTTTGAGCGATTTATTCGTTCTTTGTCTAAATAACAATTTTTATAAATAGTAATATTGACGATAATTACTTTAAAGGAGAAGTCTAAATGAGTGAAGAATTAGGAAAAGACCTAGACCTTGAGGAAGCAAAAGTAATCGATACTGATGTAAAATCAGCCGATACCGAAACTCCCGAAGGTGAAGAGGACAAAAAAGGCAAAGTCGATTCTAAAGAAAAAATTGAATCTGCTAAAAAAGATAAAAAAGAAGAGGCTGAAGAGGAAGAAGATGAATCTGAAGACGAAAAGGGTTTGAGCGAAGCTGTAGAGCGTTTGTTTGAAGGCACCGAATTCTCTGAAGACTTCAAAACATCTGCCGTTGCAGTATTCGAAGCCGCTGTACATGAAAAAGTATTGGCCGAAACCTCTGTACTCGAAGAAAAGTTTGAAAGTGATCTTCAAGAGCAAGTTGATGTTGCCGTTGAAGAGTTAGTAGAGAAAGTGGATCAGTACCTAGACTATGTTGTTGAAAACTGGATGTCTGAAAACCAGCCTGCAGTAGAAAGCAATATTAAAGTCGAAGTAGCTGAGTCTCTATTGAGTAGCATTAAAGGTCTTGTATCTGAGCATAACCTAGAAATCGATCAAGAGGCTGTAGATCATGCCGCTGAATTAGAAGTTAAGCTGGAAGAAGCTTCTATTAAGTACAATGAGCTAGTTGAGCAATTGATTGAATCAAAGGAAGCTAAGTTACAAGCTGATAATGAGATTGCATTCAAAACAGTTTCTGAGGAATTAACTGACACTCAAGCGGAAAAACTGCGTGTTCTATCAGAAGGTATTTCTTTTGAATCAACTGACGATTACAGCAAGAAGCTAGAAGCAATTAAGTCTAACTACTTCGCTGAAAGCGCACCAGTTGTAACAGAACAAGAAACTGATCTTCTACAAGAAGAGACTGCGGAAGAAGTAGCGCCTGTAGTTGACGCATCTATTGCAAGTTATGCTGAATCGCTTAATCGCCATAACCGCTTTGTCAAGTAACAAATTTTTATAAATAGTAATAAGTAAAATCTCAATTAAAGGAGAACCATAATGAGAAATGAAGAACTAATGAAGAAGTGGGCACCGATTCTAGAGCATTCCGCTCTTCCCACTATCACTGACGGACACAGAGAAGCTGTTACAGCAACTCTTTTAGAAAACACTGAGCAATCTATCAAAGAAGGCTCAAGCATGGGTGGAACTGGTGTTCTATCTGAAGCCGCACCTGCTAACAGCACTGCTTCTGCCGCTAACTACGAGCCTGTATTAATCAGTCTTGTACGCCGTGCAATGCCTAACTTGGTAGCATATGATATCGTTGGTGTTCAGCCAATGACTGGACCTACTGGTCTTATCTTCGCTATGAAGTCTAAGTATGCATCTACTGATGGTGGAGTTACTTCTGGTGACGAAGCATTGTTTAATGAAGCTAACACTTCTTTCTCTGGTGCTGATAAAGACGATGCTGGTGTTTTGGGTCACGTAGATAACTCTACTGGCGCTGAGTACACTGATCAAGCTGGTGCAACTGGCGGTGCAGTATTAGACGCTAACGGAGCAATTGCAAGTGGTTTCACTTCAGGCGCTGGTCGTTTACCTGCTCAACAAGAATCAACTGATGGCTCTGAGGACATTAACGAAATGTCTTTCGCAATCGAGAAAGTATCTGTTACTGCTCGTAGCCGTGCATTGAAAGCTGAGTACACTTCAGAATTAGCACAGGATCTTAAAGCGATTCATGGTCTAGATGCTGAAACTGAGCTTGCTAATATGCTTTCTGCTGAATTGCTTGCTGAGATCAACCGTGAAGTTGTTCGTACTGTATACAACAACGCTTCTGCTGGTGCTCAAAGTGGTACTGCTGCTAAAGGTGTATTCAACCTTGACGTTGATTCAAACGGTCGCTGGTCAGTAGAGAAGTTCAAGGGTTTGATGTTCCAAATCGAGCGTGAAGCTAATGCAATTGCTAAAGCTACTCGTCGTGGTAAAGGCAACATCATCATCTGTTCATCTGACGTAGCTTCTGCTCTTCAAATGGCTGGTGTTCTTGACTACGCTCCTGCTATTGGTAACAAGCTATCTGTAGACGATTCTGGCAATACTTTTGCTGGTATTCTTAACGGTCGATTCAAAGTATATATCGATCCATTCGCTGGTGCACAGTACTTAGTAGTTGGCTACAAAGGCTCTAACGCTTTTGATGCTGGTATCTTCTACTGCCCATACGTTCCATTACAAATGGTTCGTGCAATTGGCGAGAACAGCTTCCAATCTAAGATTGGTTTCAAGACTCGCTACGGCATGGTTGCTAACCCATTAACTACTGCTGGCGCAAACGGAAATGCTTACTACCGCAGAGTACACGTTACTAACTTGCTATAATAGTTAATAACAATAAGATTCGGGATTAACCCGAGCATGATTAGGGGATCTTTCGAGATCCCCTTTTTTTGGTCTGTATAAATAGATATATACTAGAGGAATGAATCATATGGCACTAACAACAAATCAAAACTTTTTGTCTCCAATTGAGTTCAAGCTTGTTCTCAAGAGGTTACCCAATGTTGAGTTTTTTGTAAAGTCGGCAAATGTTCCTGGTCTCTCATCTGGACATACAGACAGACCAACTCCATTTAAGACATTACATTTGCCTGGCGATAAGCTTCAGTATGAGGAATTTACAGTGAGTGTCATATGCGATGAAGACATGGTTGCGTTTAGAGAAGTATCTGCTTGGTTAGAAGCCATCACTTACCCTGAGAACTTTGCACAGTACGGTAGTCTAAACCCAAAAACGGTTGGGTCAGGTACCTCTACACTAAACAGTGATGGCACTGGAGTCAAATCAGACGGCTCTCTAATCATACTAAATAGTAATAAGAATGTCAATGTCACTCTTAAATTTTCTGATATGTTTCCAATTTCGGTAGGATCCATCTCTCTTGACACATCTGGCGCAGACGTGACACCACCAGTATTTGATATAACCTTTAAATATGAGAAGTATGATATAGTAGTCTGATTAAGTAACAATTTTATTATGGAGAAAGTGAATGAAACTAGAAGATATATGCGAAGCATGGGAGAAAGACGGTCCCGTTGATACGATAAACATCACGAACGAGTCTGCGAACACACCAAAACTTCACAACAAGTACTTCAAGATATACATGGGCGAGGGATATATTCTTCGCAAGATGAAGGCTGACTACAAAAAGTTATTCAAGCTAAAAACTGAATACTACAGAGGCGAACTCGATGTCACTGAGTTAGCACAGTTTGGATGGCAACCCCAACCCCTTAAAATTCTCAAGCAAGACATCCCCTCATATCTAGAAGCTGATGACGATATTATTGAGTCGTCTCTAAAGATTGGCGCACAAGAACAGAAAGTAGCGTATCTTGAATCTATTTTAAAGCTAATAGGAAACAGAGGATTTCAAATCCGAGCGATTATAGACTGGGAAAAGTTCAGAACAGGAGCATCGTGATATGACTGATGAAGTGATTATAGAAGTAGTCGATAACGTCTATGTTAGGGTCGTAGCAGAACCTGGCATTAAGATGGAGTTGTCTGATCACTTTACGTTCAAGGTACCCGGTGCCGAGTTTATGCCTTCCGTTCGGAACAAAATTTGGGATGGGAAGGTGAGATTGCTGAATGCAATGACTGGTAGAATCTATCGAGGTCTTGTACCCTATATCCTAAAGTTCTGTAATTCAAGAGAGTATGAAGTCACTGTTGATGAAGGTATCATACCAAACAATCAAGTGCAAGATACTGCTGGCTTTGATTTAGCGAAAGAGTTTGAGACAGCATTCGTACCTCGTGAGTATCAGAATGATGCAGTAGTTCATGCGCTAAAGCATGAGAGAGCGTTACTGCTCTCTCCAACAGCTTCTGGTAAGTCTTTCATTATATACCTACTAACACGTTTCTACATAGAGACGTTAGATATGAAAGTTCTAATCGTAGTACCCACAACGTCACTTGTCGAGCAAATGGCATCTGACTTCATCGAATATAATGGTGGTCAAGAGTTAGACATACACAAGATACGTGGTGGCATTGATAAGAACATTGAAGCAGATATAACCATATCCACTTGGCAGTCAATATATAAGCTAAGAAAAGATTGGTTCGCTAAGTTCGGTGTTGTTATTGGTGACGAGGCACATCTATTTAAAGCTAAGTCTGTATCTTCTGTTCTTGAGAAGATGCCTGAATGTCAGTATCGATACGGCTTCACTGGAACACTAGATGGAACTCAGACGCATAGACTCGTACTCGAAGGTCTGTTTGGATCAGTATTCGAAGTAACTAGAACTAAGGATCTGATTGATGATAACACTCTAGCAGAGTTTGATATCAAGGCGTTAGTGCTTCAATACCCCGATGAAATACGCAAGCTAAATAAGAACATGAGCTATCAAGAAGAGATCGATTGGATAGTTAGAAGCGAAGCAAGAAACAAATATATACGAAATCTTGCACATGGACTAAAGGGCAACACACTTATATTATTTCAATTTGTTGAGAAGCATGGTAAAGTATTAGAGCCAATGCTACAAAAGGAGGGGAAAGTTGTTCATTTTATACATGGCGCAATCAGTGCAGAAGATCGTGAAGAAGTCCGTAGTGTTGCTGAGTCTAGCGATAATAACATCATTCTGGCTAGTTATGGGACTTTTAGCACTGGTGTTAATATTAAGCGTCTGGATAATATCATCTTTGCATCTCCATCTAAGTCAAAGATTCGAAATCTTCAATCGATAGGTAGAGTACTTCGTAAGGGTAATGGATCAGATAAAGCGACACTGTATGATATAGTAGATGACCTTCAATGGAAGTCCAAGAAGAACTTTGCAGTCAAACATTTCTTGGAGAGAGTTGATATATATAATGATGAAGGGTTTGAGTATAGTATATATAATATTAAGATGAAAGGATAATTAGATGAAACTTGTACACATAAAACTAAAGAATGGTATTGACTTGATTGCTGAAGACTTAGGTAAAGGCATGGGCTGTGTGAATCTTATGAATCCTGTTCAAGTGAAGATACATCCAACCAAGGGCTTCTACGCTCAAAGCTATCTCTTGTTTTCTGTCGAGAATAGTGTTATAATAGATAATAGCGACATCGTTCTTAAAAGTGATGCCAACAAGAGAGCAGAAGAGATATACCAATCGTTCTTCGAAGAAGTTAAAGAGAGAGACTTTATCGACAGACTTGATGATGTAACAGACGAAGAAGCAGAAGAGCATCTAATGGCACTAATTGACTCGAAAGAAGCAACTAAGCATTAGTATTATTCAACAGAGCAATAACTCTATTATACACACATAACCACATTATGTCAAGACATTGATCAGTAAAACATTAGTATTATTCAACAAGCGATAACGCTATTATACACGACTCTTGGTACCATGTCAAGACATTTCATCAAATTAAATAAAATAAACTTTTACTTGACATACGCCGTCAAATGTATTATACTATATGTAAATTGAGTGAGGACTAATGGAATGGCTAAGAAGAATTACGTAAACAACCCTGAGTTTCTGGCAGCTATCGTAGCATATAAGAAGCTATGTGTAGAAGCAGAAGACTCTGGTGATCCTGTACCACAGATACCCAACTATCTAGGTGAGTGTGTCTATCAGATATCTACTCGACTCGCATCTAAACCTAACTTCTCGGGTTACTCATATAAAGACGAGATGATTAGTGATGGTCTAGAAAATGCAATTCAAGCACTAGGTAACTTTGACCCAGACAAGTCTAGCAATCCATTCGCTTACTTCACTCAAATCATCTGGTACGCATTTCTGAGACGTATTGATAAAGAGAAGAAGCAGTTATATATCAAACACAAAGTAACTGAGAATTCTGTCACCTCTGGTACAGCAGTAGAAAGCGAAGGTGATGATAATGGTATGCCGTCTTATATAGACCTAGATAACGACTACATGAATACCTTCGTCAAGAACTATGAGAAGAAAATGGAAGATAAGAGGCAACAACAACAAAAGAGAGTGAAGAAGGGTTTAGAGAAATTTATTGACGATGAGGAGAAGTAATTCATGGCTAAGATTGCAGTGATAAACGATACGCATTGGGGTGCTAGATCAGACAATGCAGCCTTTGCTGAGTACTTCATTAAGTTCTATAAAGAAGTTTTCTTTCCAAAGCTTAAAGAAGAGGGTATAACAACCATCTTTCATCTTGGTGACGTGTGCGATAGACGTAAGTATATCAACTTCGTAACAGCCAAGAATCTTGAAGAAAACTTCATGAAAATCTGTGCCGATGAAGGTATAGACATCCATCTTATTGCTGGTAACCACGACACGTTCTATAAGAATACTAACGAGGTGAACTGTCTACGACAGCTTTACGGTAACTCGAAGTACGGTAATATTCACATCTATTGGGAGAAGCCAGTAGAGCTAGTGATCGATGACTGTAAGGTTATGCTTGCACCTTGGCTGTGTGCTGATAACTGGGAAGAATCTTTTGAGATGTTTAAGTCTACCGATGCTCAAACCTTATTCGGTCACTTTGAGTTTCAGGGTTTCGAGATGATGAAAGGTCAACTATGTACTCATGGACTAGATAAGAAAGTATTCAACAAGTTCGATGCTGTGTACTCTGGTCACTTTCATCATCCGTCTACTATTGGTAATATATCATATCTCGGTGCGCCATATGAGATGAATTGGTCAGATTACGATCAGAAGCGTGGATTCAGTATATTTAACACTGACGACAGAAGCGTTACCCACGTTGAGAATCCTCTGAAGATGTTCCATAAGATTCAATATGATGACACTGATATGACAATCGAGGATATAGCTCACCTTGACACTTCGAGCTTGACAAACACTCATATTAAAGTTATAATAGTGAATAAGTCAAATCCATATATCTTTGATCTATTTTTAGACAAGATACAAGCGGCTTCACCTTGTGACATTAAAGTCGTTGAAGATCATATGAATTTAGATGTTATTGATGAAAGTGAGCTGGTCGATGAAGCGCAAGACACATTGACTATTTTGAAGCAGTATGTGAGTAATCTAGAGATCAGTAGTGATAAAGAGAAAGTCCAAGCTGTATTAGATGAATTATATGAAGAGGCAATTAGTTTATAATGGCAAATATCGTATTTGAATCGGTTCGTTATAAGAACATTTTATCTACTGGTAATACTTGGACAGAAGTTCAGTTGAATCGTAGTAAGTCTACTTTGATCATTGGCGACAATGGTGCTGGTAAGTCTACTATGCTTGACGCATTGACTTTTGCGCTATACGGTAAGCCCTTTCGTAAGATTAAGAAGGGACAGCTGGTAAACTCTATCAACGGTAAAGACTTGGAAGTCGAAGCCAAGTTTACTATCAGTGGCTCTAAGTATATCATAAAGCGTGGCATCAAGCCAAACTACTTTGAGATATGGAAGAATGGTGAGATGATTAACCAAGATGCCGCAGCCAGAGATTACCAAGCGTACTTAGAAGAGACTATTCTAAAGCTAAACTATAAGTCCTTTGGTCAAGTAGTTGTTCTGGGTAGCTCTACGTTCATACCCTTTATGCAGTTAAGGGCTGGCGAGAGACGAGAAGTTATTGAAGACCTACTTGATATTCAAATATTCACTGTAATGAACACTCTACTTAAGGAACGAGTAACTGAGAATAAGGCTGATATTAATGACATCAAGCACAATATAGAGTTACTCAACAGTAAAATATCTACATCTAAGACGCACAATGATTCTATTAGAAAGATGCGAGAAGTGGAAGTGGATAAGTTAAAGGAGAAGTTGAGAGAGCAGATTTCATTCATCGAGTCTGAGCAAGAGTGTGTCGATGTTCTTATTCAAGAGGTGTCTGATCTAAATACTGGCATACAGGACAAGTCTGATACTAAGAAGAAGTTGCAAGAACTACAGGAGTTAGATCGTGAGCTTTCTAATAAACACAAATCCCTATCTAAAGAAGTTGCATTCTATCAAGACCATGACAACTGTCCAACCTGTAAGCAAGGGATCGAACATGAGTTCAAAGAAGGAACAATCACCAGCCACTCATCAAAAACAGAAAAAATCGAAGCCGCACGAGAAGAACTTAAGAGCAAAGGTTTAGTTATAGAGTGTAGACTCGAAGAGATTGACGGTACCGAAAGTGTTATCAGTGAAAAAAATATGAAGATGAGCGAGCATCGAATGGCATCTAAGATGGCTATGACTTCATGTAAGGCTATCAAGCAGGATCTTCTCGGTGCAGAAAAAGAGGCGACTGAAGTTGATAACAACCAGATTAAAGACCTAGAGAAAGAGCTTAAAAATTACCATGCTGACCAGACTGGGCTGTTTGATAGTAAAGAGACCCTTGCTGTAGTTGCGTCTATGCTTAAAGATGGTGGTATCAAGACTCGAATCATCAAACAATATGTGCCTGTGATGAATAAGCTGATCAATAAGTACCTAGCGGCTATGGACTTCTTTGTACAATTCGAGCTAGATGAAAACTTCAATGAGACTATCAAGTCTAGATTTCGTGACGTATTCAGCTATGCATCGTTCTCTGAGGGTGAGAAGTTGCGTATCGATCTAGCGTTGTTGTTTACTTGGCGTTCAGTTGCTAAACTTCGTAACTCAGTATCCACCAATCTTTTGATTATGGATGAGATCATGGACTCTTCTCTAGATACATCTGGTACAGAAGAGTTTCTAAAGATCATTGAAGAGTTGACAGCAGACTCAAATATCTTTATAATAAGCCACAAGGGTGATCAACTATTCGACAAGTTTCATAGTGTGATCAGATTCGAGAAAGTTAAGAACTTCAGCCGCATAGCACCACAAGCGGCATAAAAGGATACCTATGATAGAGAGGATATATATACCCACTATTCGTAGACCTAACCATCAGGTCACATACGACAATCTTCCTAAAAAGTGGCAAGAAAAAGTCGTTATGGTAGTTGAGCCAGGCGAGAGGGAATCATACGATTATCCTTGTCAGTTTCTTGAGTTGCCTGAAGAGATTGTAGGAAGCTGGACACAACTTGCAGAGACGAGAAAGCTAATACACCTTCATGCTGGAGATATAAAGTACGCTATGGTCGACGACGACTGCCAGCTAGTAACAAGAAATAGTAAGTATTGGTCAGCCCAATCTAACATGGAAAAATCTAAGAGGACTTCGACTGAAGAAGAGATCAATAGGTTGTTCGATAGTGCGTCTAAGTGGTTAGACGAAGAGAATATGGGTGTTGTTGGAATATCTAGTGGAGATGACTTCCCGAGACCTCAAGAGTATATCGATACTATTGGAGTTTTCACTTGGTTGTTTCTTGACGGTAAAAAGATTTCTCCTATTGCACAGGATTTGACCACTGAGTTTCGTGTAGCAGAAGATTTAGCGTTTATGTTTCATTGCCTGTCTAGCGGAGTTAATACCCGTAAATCTAACGAATTTCTATTCCTAAATAGAAGTCAGACTAAAGAGTTTGAGGGCAAAAGACCTATCTGGGAAGAGACTATTAAAGATAAGAGCGAGACTAATATATTTCAATCTGAAGAGCATTATGATATACTTAGAGGTATACAGAAGCTATGGCCAATAGCGATTGATATCTTTGAAAAAGATGGCAAGAAGAAAAATAGAAAGAATTGGAGTAAAATATACACTCCTAAATGTGCAAACACCTTAGAAGATTTCATGTCTTGACAAACAGTCTCACTTGGTGTATAATATACGAAATACAACAAAACGGAGAAGCTTAGAGATGAGCGTGAAAGAGAGTTCTGAATACGACAATTATATGGAAGAAGATGCCCGTAAGAATGATTCTTACAGCGTTGGCTTAGATAAGTTCTTTGATGAACCTCTTCCTGTCGTTCTTCAAGATATGACTAAAGCTAAGAAGGTAGTCGAGTCTGACGTTTGGAAATCTATCTACGTTCACTTTAAGACTCAAGCCGATATGGTAGAGTTCTGTACTAAGATCAATCAGATGATTCCTGGTAAGATGAAGTCTACCTACCATCCTCTAAGTGATGTGAATAATTGTCTATTTGCAGACGATGATATTGCTGTAGCTATCGATCCATCTAAACTTGTCCCTAAAAGAAAAGAAGTCGCTGAAAGTACTGCTGATGATAAGTACTGGGAATCTCAATGGAAGGGCATGCCTGCTTACACTCAGGAAAATGCTAACGCCTTTCGCAGTGTAACTATGAAGTTTAGAAGTAAAGAAGATTATGATAACTTTGCCGTCAAGATCGGTCAAGAAGTAACTGACAAGACTAAGAGCATTTGGCATCCAAAGTTGAATGTTACAAAGAATCTTAAGCTAAGATGGGTAGAAGAGCCTCGTCGTACAAATCCTAAGCACCCAATGTATATCGTATCTAAAGGTCGAGCTGATACAATGATCACTTCTAGATCGTTTGCTCGTATGCATATTCCTCATTATATCGTAATTGAGCCGCAAGATGAATCTGCGTATGAAGAAGCACTGGATAACTTTGGTATTCGCCAGTATGTCACACTTCTAGTTGCCCCATTCTCTAATCATGGTGATGGTCCTGGTCGTGCTAGAAACTGGGCATGGGATCATTCGATGACTATTGGTGCAACTAGTCACTGGGTATTCGATGACAATATCTCCGACTTCTATCGACTTCATGAGAATGAGCGCATTCGATTCGAGAGTGGTGTAGGCTTTAAGATCATGGAAGACTTTGTAAATCGATACGATAATGTCTATATTGCTGGTCCACAATATCGATTCTTTATTGCTCCAGATCAAAGCTATCCTGCATTCGTAGCAAACACTCGAATCTATTCTGCATTACTAATTCGTAATGATTGTAAGCATAGATGGCGTGGTCGTTACAACGAAGACACTGATATTTGCTTAAGAGTTATGAAAGATGGAGATGTGTGTCTACAGTTCAATGCCTTTCTTCAGGGTAAATGTGCTACTCAGACTGTTGCTGGTGGTAATACTGCTGAGTTCTATCATGCTGAAAATGCAGATAATGACGAGTTCAAAGAGACTGGTTATAATACTGAAGGCACTGTAAACAAATCTCAGATGCTGGTTGATATGCATCCAGATGTTGCTCGACTCGTCTGGAGATATGGCAGATGGCATCACTGGGTAGACTATGGTCCATTCAAGACTAACACTCCTATTCTGAAAGATGGCTTTGATATGCCCTCTGATGTGAATAATTACGGAATGACTCTAGATAGAGATTTCGACTATAAAAATGCAAAATAACGGTTGACTTTAGTTCCAGCTATGTTATAATAGCTACTTAATGAATTGAGAGAGAACTTTAATATGGCATTTGCCCCGTCTGAAACATACTTTGATCAGAAAGCAACCATCATTGGAATCTTTGATGAGAAAGAGTATGGAAACTATTTTGAGTTTTCACATAATGATGACGACCTACTTTCTTATTTCGGTAAAGAGTTTCCCCATAAAGTCTGGGTAACCAACGCTTCAAGTGATGATCGTGGTTATCGATATGCTACTGTCAAGAAAACTGTTGCCTATGTTGTGATCGATGAAGATGATAATGGTGAGCCAGTGATCGAGAAGTGGA